ATGCCCTACCATCAGGGCATGATCATTTCCTTGCACATCGATCAAACGGACCCCGGCATCTACAGCGCCCGGATTCTTGATGGAAGAAATGAGATTGCCGAATTTCAAGCTGTAACGATTTCGGCAGCCATACGGCAAGGGGCTGTCGGCGTCAGGGCGGGCGTCGAGGCGCTTCATCTCTGGTATGAGCATGTAAGCATCGGCACGACTTCTGTCTATGCGATGGCCTATGACGCGGAAACATTGGCCAAGCGTCTGGTAAGCCTGCATTCCCAGTTCAAGAGATAGGCCTCTCTCTTCCCAACCGGCGCTTGGCCCGGCTCCTTCGGGCAATGTCCGTGTCAGATCTTCGCTGCGTTCATGCGATGGGCCCGCCCGCATGGCCATGTCGGCAATAATTGTGAGTGGAGGTGTTCTTTGTGACAAATTCACTCGCAGAAGGTCTGGACTTCGAAGACATGTTCGACCTTGCTCCTGTATCGCTCTGGATGGAGGATTACAGCGAGCTCAGGCAGTTGTTCGATCAATGGCGAGCCAACGGGGTTGTGGACCTGCTTGCATTTCTGCGAGAAGACCCGCAGCGACTGGCGCGTTGCAGCCAGTCCTACAAGGTCCTGCGCGTCAACCAATACACCCTGGATTTGTTCAAGGCTCCCGACCAGCAGACATTGCAAGGCCGTTTGCATGAAGTCTTTCGCGGTGACATGCTCGATAGCATCGTGAGCGAGTTGCTCGCGCTATGGCAGGGGCAGCTCAGCTTCGAGACCCGGTCGGTCAACTATGCACTGGATGGGCGGCGGCTGGATGTGCAGGTGCGGGCCCGGGTGCTACCCGGCTATGAGGATAGCTGGAGCCGGGTACTGGTTTCGCTGGAAGATGTCACCACCGAAGTGCAGAGCACGCTGCAATTGCAGCGCAGCGAGCAATATGCCAGGGACTTGTTCGAGTACTCGCCCGTATCGCTATGGGTGGAGGACTTCCGCGAGGTCAAGCGGTTGCTCGATGAAGTGCGGGCAAAGGGGATCAGCGACTTTCGCACTTTCCTGAAGGTACATCCGGAATTCGTCACGCGGTGCATGCAGGAGATCCACGTCCTCGACGTCAACCGGCAGACGCTGCAGATGTTCGGTGCGCAGAGCAAGGCCCAGCTGCTGCAAAACCTGCCCAAGATCTTCCGCGGGGAGATGTATGAGTCGTTTGCCGAGCAATTGCAGGACCTGTGGGACGGCAAGCTGGTGCAGCAGCGGGAGGTTGTGAACTACGCGCTGACCGGCGATGTGCTCCACATCCACCTGGAGTTCTCCATCATGTCCAGCCATATGGAGAACTGGGGCCTGGTGCTGCTGTCTCTGGTGGACATCACGGCCCGCAAGAAGGCCGAGGCCTATCTGGAGTACCTGGGCAAGCATGATGTACTGACCCAGCTGCGCAACCGGGCTTTCTATACGGAGGAGCTCAACCGCCTGTCCCGCAAGGGGCCTTGGCCGCTGTCGCTGATTGCCATAGACATGAATGGCCTCAAGGGCGTCAATGACGAGCATGGACATGCGGCAGGGGATGCCATGCTGCGCCGCATGGGCGAAGTGCTGGCCAAGGCCGTGGATGCGCCGGCCTGTGCGGCCCGCATTGGCGGCGACGAGTTCATGGTGCTGCTGCCGGCAACCGACGAGCGGGGCGCCCAGGCCGTGCAGGAGCGGATCCTGTCGCTGCTGGAATTGAACAACCAGTTCTATCCGGGGCACACCATCCATGTGTCCATGGGCATGGCCTGCGGTCACGAGGGCACGCCCATAGAGTCCATCGTGCAGCGCGCGGACCAGGCCATGTACGCAGAAAAGGCGCGTGCCTATCAGGCCAGGACCAGGGACCGGCGCCTGAGCGAAGCGTGAGGCGAGTGGTTTCGGGCTTGCGGGCCGGCTGCCTGCGGCGGCAGCGCCGCCAGACAATTGAGTTTGCAGGCCTGGCTGGCGGGATCCATGCAAGAAGGGCTTTCCAGTGCGTTGGAGGGCCCGGAAATGCATAGAAAAACGGCCTGCGTGATTTCTCACGTAGGCCGTTGTCTTTTATGGTCGGAGCGGCGGGATTCGAACTCGCGACCCTCTGCTCCCAAAGCAGAGACGTTTGCCAAGAAAAACAACCGCTTAGGCGATTTTCTTCTAACGCTATGTCTGTTCCGCGTCGTTATTTATCAATAACTTGCAGAGCTTGGTTAGATGGCTTTTGCACCTACTTTGCGGCCTTCGCGGTGATGGCTCGCTTATGCCGAATGTAGTCAGCTGTCTGGGATTGGGTGGAGTGGCCGCCAAGGCGCTGGGCGGCTTTGATGTCGTGGGACTCGTCGATGTCAGTGAGCGCTTTGGCGCGCAGATCCCGAAACTGGGTGTTCACCAGGCCGGCCCGTTTGAGGCCTCGCTTCCAAGCGCTGGAGGCGCCGGAATAGGTGTAGGCCTGGCCGTCGAGTTTGCAAAACACATGACGATGGCCACTTTGTGGGAAGGCCTTGAGCCGGTCCACCAGCTTCCGCAGGCGTGGCGTCCACTGCACCAGGATCGCGACTGCCGTGCTGTCAGCGGTCTTTCCAGGCCTGAAGAGGATGCCTTTGCTGCTGATGTCTCCCCATTCCAGTTCCAGCAAGTCACTGGCCCGTTGCCCAGTGAGCAGGGCCATCTCGACCAGGCAGCAGATCATCGGACCGCTGCGCGTGCGCTTGCCGTCATCGCCGTAGCAGATACCAACTTTGATTCGCCGCAGCTCCGAGTCTGTGATGTACCGGGTGCGAGGCGGCGTCTTCGCGGTCTTGATCGAGTCCACGGGGTTCGTGCCCTCGGCCCGGTAGTCCTTCTCCTCGGCATATCGCATGAGCTCGCGCAGCATCGTGCGGTAGGCGTTATAGGATCGAGGCCGATTCTTGTAGGCTTTCAGGAATTCGGCGATGTGTGACGGCCGCACTTGGCTGGCCCGGAACTCGGCGAAGGCTTCCTTGATGGTGTTGGTCTGATAGAGGTCATTCGCCTGGGTTTTTGGCTTGTGCTGACTGGATACCTCCAGCATCCAGTCAGCAATCAGGGCGGGCATCATTTCTGACTTCAGCTCTGCCTGTTCCAAGTCTGCGAGGGCCCGGTACATGGCCGGCATGCCATCGCGCACACGGCAGAGCTTGGTCCAAACGCGCTTCTTCCCTTCGGCGCGTACATGCCAGTACGAGCCGCTCTTGATGTGGACACGTTTTGGTAGGTCAGATTTGGTCATACTCAAATTCAAGTTGCCAGACGAAGCGATGGCTTACGCAGCTGTGGCTGTTGGGCCATGGAGGTTGAGGTCGCACCGGTGCAAACGGCGTCGTAGTGCGCACGTTCCAGCAGCACGCGGCCCGACCGTGAGATTCGGGCACGGAAGAACCCCAGCGCCAGAAGTTGGGCCAGCTGGCGGGCTGGCTGCCTGTAGCCGGTAATGTCGGCGATTTCCTGTTCAGAGAGGGTGATGTTCGTGTTCATGGCTGCTCCATGAAAATGCCGCCCGAAGGCGGCTGTCGATTAGGTTTCGTCGTCTGGCCATGTTGGCCAGGGCTGGCGCTTGTCGCGCCTTTGTCGTGCACGGCGGCTCATGGCTGCTGATCTCCTTCCTCAGCTGAATGAAGGTCCGGCACATCGGGAGGTGAGAATTCCCAGGAGCACTGGACTGGTTGCCAATCTGCCGAACCCCACTGGGTTGCAAGCCAGCCTGCGCACAGCTTGTGCTGGCCGTTCGCATAGCGCTGGACATGGCAGAGAAAAGGCTTCTGCTCCAGCATGGCCTTGATCGCATCTGCCATGGTCTGCAGGCAGCCATTGGGAACCGTGCCAGCGCGGAAGGCACAGGACTTGCATCGCTCGTCCGGCTCGCCTTGCTTTTCGAGGTTCTTGATGATGGGTTCCACCAAGCGCGCAAGCTGGATGCCCAGGGCGCGCCCTTCAGGGCTTACGCGTTTATGGTCATAGTTCATGCTGCTGTCCCTCCTGCGCCTGGGCGGGCTGTGATTTCGGTTTGCTCAAGGCATGCGCTATGTGCCGGGCATAGGTGGCCACGGCACGCCAGTACGCGGCCATCGGCCCCTTGTGACGCTTCCATGCGATTTCCGCTTCGTTGTTCGCCTGGTCGCGCAGATCGCGCATCACGGCCTCGATGCGTGCTCGGTCGCCTGGTGCTCGCAGCAGCCTGCGAAGAAGCACGCCGCGCATTTGGCACCCAGCGCATCCGCTGTCGGGGCAGCGGCAAGCACGGCATCGATCGCCAGCGAAGCAGCCAGGCCCTCGGTCGAGATTTGCTCGCAGGCCTCCAGCATCATCTGCTCGTCGCCCTGGGCGGCCGTCTCGGCTTCCATCTTCATGCTGTTGATGGCGGCCTTGGCATCCTCGAGCGCTGCCCGCAGTGCTGGAACATTTTCCGGTGCGCTGGCGCTGGGCGATGTTCCAGCGGCCCCCGGAGCCTTGCTGGGCTTCATTCCTGCTGGAACATCCAGTGGAACATTTGTTGGAGCATCGCGCAGAAGTGTTCCACCCATGCCGTATCGCTTGAGGTAGTCCAGCGCTTGGTCGGCGAGATCGTTGTCCGGCGCGGCTTTGCGAAGGGACTGGACGAGCCGGCGCACCAGCATGGCCAATTCGTCCACATTGCCGCGGACGGCAGTTTGCGAAATTTCGCAAGTTCTCTTGTCTGTCATTGCATGCTCCATGAAATACAGGCGGCGGCCGTGCAGCGGCCCGAGGTCAGGCCGCTGGTCAGGACGGTGAAGTTCAGCCGGCTCTTGCAGCGCGGACACTCGAAGTGCCCGGACACTTTCTCGGCCGGGGCGAAGGCGGGCGGGGCGCAGTACGTGCGCTTGACCTGGGCCAGGGCGGCCCGGATGTGCGGCGCCTGGGCGCTGAAGGCGGCGGTTGTCATGGCGTGGGAACCTCGTCCCAGGTGCGGCCGTCCAGCAGGCGGCCTGCGGCCTTCTTGCCAACGTGCACCAGGGTTTCACCGTCTGGCCACGAATAGCAGCGCGCTTCCGGGCGGGCGTGCGCAAGGATCTGGCGCGTGGCTTCTCCAGGCTCCTTGCCAATAGGCAACCATTCGCCGTGCTGCTTGTAATGGAAGGCCACGCCGGCTGCCTGGCACTGATCGCGCAGGGAGCGCGCCCAGTCGGGATGCATCGGTCGCGCGCCGGGGCCGCTCTCGCCGCCGGCGATCACCCAGTCCGGCAACAGTTCGCGCGGAATCTCGCCGAGATCGGACAGCAGTGGTTCGCAGCTCCAGAAGTGCACGCGCGCCGGTATGGTCTTGAGCTTCGGCCCGTCCCGCAGCATTTCTTCACGGTTCACGATGGTGGCGCCGACCCAGACATTGGGCAGAGGCATTTCCTCCGAAAGCGGCCAATAGGCCTCTTCATCGAGTGCAATCTCGGCCAGCATGGACTTGACGTTGCCAATGCGCTTGGTCAGCAGCAGCCAATCCAGATTGGGCGTCTTGGCGATCAGGCTGAAAAGGTCCGCGCGCCACTGAGGATCGACCGCGTTGTCGAACACGTCGGCCAGCGAGGCGCAGAAGACGCGCTGCCGGCGGCCGTGTTCGGCAAAGAAGGCCTCGTGGTTGGCGTTCCAGGCCAGCGGCTTGCGCCAGTTGGCGGCGCTGGTCCTGCGCCGCGGTGCGCCCGGGCCCCAGTTGATCGCCGTGCCGCCCGCATAGCGCGCATTGCGCGTCTCAGCGTAGCAGTGGTCACAGCCTGGGCCTACCTTCTGGCAGCCGTCCCAGGGGTTGAAGGTGTGATCGGTCCATTCGATCTTGCTGTTTTCTGACATTGCTTTCTCCATGGAAATGGCCTGCGCAAGGCAGGCCAGCAGGTAGCGGGGCAGCGCTCAGGCGGCTGCGGAAGGCAGGGACAGGGCAACAGCCATGGGCCGCACCCAGATCGGCTGAGCCGAGAGCAGGAAGGTCTCGCCAGTCCACGCCAGCAGCAGCGTCTCGCCCATGACGTGGGCAATGGCCTCGCCGGCGGCGCTGGGGACGGCATTGCCGATGCGCTCGCGCCAGGCCTGATCGCTCAAGCCGTCCAGTTCCAGCATCTCCTCTGGATCCACGAGGCTCTGCAGGGCGGCCAGCTCCAGGGTGGTGAAGGGCCGGTGCCAGGTGCCGTCCTCGGCCACGATCCGGCAGACCAGCTTTTCCGCCGGCGCCGGCATGGCGCGCGGGTCGGCAACAGTCCAGCGGCCGTTGTCGTGGCAGGCCGCGGCGCTGACGGCTCCGGCCGAGGATTCCCAGGGCACGACGCCGTAGTGGCCGCCGGTCAGGTAATGGTCGCCGGCCTCGCGGCGCATGCCCGGCCGTGGATCTGCCACGGCATATGCACCTTCGCCCGACGTGCTGCCCGCGATAACGGCGCGTGTCGGATCGATCCAGGCGGTTACATGGCGCTTGCCGTGCAGTTGCGAGGGGTCGGCCCCGCCGCGTGGGTCGGCGACGGCCTGGCCCGTGCCGTGAGCACTGGTCACAGCCATGGAAGCCCGGTCCCAGCGAACGATGCGGAACTCGTTGCTGTGCTTGGCTGGGCCATGGTGCCGAGGATCCGCCACGCTGTACGCGCCCTGGCCAGGGCCCTGCTGGCCGGCCACAGTGCCGGTGCTGCCGTCCCAGCGGCGCACGCCGTAGGCTTGGCCGTCTTTCCACAGGGCGGACTGCTCGAAGCGTGGATCGGCCACGGCAAAGTTGCCGCAGGCTGGCCGGCCTTTGCCTGTGATGGTGGTGCTGGGCCGCTCCCAGCCCTGCACGCCCAGGACGCCGGCATGCATCTCTGGCACGATCAGGTAGTCGCGCAGCTTTCCGTCCTCGACCGCCAGCCGATTCAGGCTGCGCCAGTCCGAGCCGGCCTCCACGAACGCCAGCCGCACCCAGGTCTTCCACTGCAGGCTCGGCACGCGGTGCATGGGACCGGCGCGCAGGTCGCCCGGCAGCAGCATGCGGCCCAGCACGTCGCCCACGGCGCGCAGCGGCTTGGCATCGGGCTGGTACAGGAAGGGCGGTACCTTCTCGATGTGCCGGGCCACCAGCAGGAAACGCTTGCGGCTCTGGGCCAGGCCGCCGATCTCGCCACAGTCGTGCGTCGTCTCGGCCACCGCGTAGCCGTAGGCGCGCAGCAGGCTGACGATCTGGTCCAGCAGGTGCCGGCCGCGCGTGGCAATCCTGGGCACGTTCTCGAAGATGATCAGTTCCGGCGGGTCGTCGTGCCAGGCCTCGAGCATCAGCCAGACGCCGCGCAGGGTCAGGCGGTTCAGGGCCTGGTACTTGTCGGTCTTGCTCTTGCCCTCGGACAGCAGGCCGCTGAAGCCCTTGCAGGGAGCCGAGAGGAAAACGATGTGGGGGCGCTCGCCGCCTGCCGCGCGCTGGATGTCGGTGGCCGTGGCCTCGCGCCAGTCCGCCGGCGGCTCGCTGCCGTGGAAGGTGCGGTACTGCTCGCGGTCGAACAGGTCAAGCACGGTGCCGGGCACGCCCGTCAGGCGGCTGAAGTCGCGGATGCTGGCCGCGTCCACGTCGATGCCGCCCAGGCAGCGGAAGCGCGCCTGCAGGTTGCCCACGCGCGGGCTGGCCCGGTTGAAGCCGCGTGCGCCGCCGCCCAGGCCGCAGAAAAGGTGGAAGTGCTTGATTTCCTTGGTGATCATCACGTGTCCCAAAAAGAAAGCCCACCTGGTGGTGGGCTGGGTGAATGGAATGGAAGTGCGTCAGGCCAGCTCGAGCGAATCGAAAAGGGACGGCATGCTGATCTCGCGCTCCATGGCCTGGCAGTAGCTGACGCCATCGAGGAAGTACTGGAGCGATAGCTCGCACCCGCGGCCGCGCCGGCCCAGCTTCAGAGCGCGGTAGGGCACAGTCATCAGGCCGCCGAAAGGGTCGTAGACCTCATCGCCCGGATTGCTCCACTGCACGATGGCCCGGTCAGCGATATCGAACTGCATCGGGCACAGGTGCATTTCCTTGCCCTTGGCCGACTGGGCGCCGTTCAAGGTCAGCATGCGGGTGATGTCGCTCCAGACCTCGTCGCTCCAGCTCTGAGGCTGTAGCAGCATGAAGGTCACCGGCAACTGGCCGGCGTCCTCCAGGTGCTGGGCAATGCGCACGTGGTGCTCATAGTTGTAGACCTCCTGCAGGCTGTGCTTCTTGAACAGCTGGTAGATCGCATCGTGGGGAAGGCCGGCCAGGTGCTCCGGCTGCAGCGGCCGGTCGCCCGAGCTGCGCGCAAAGCCGTGCGCGTCCGCCTGCCATCGGGCCCGGGTATAGGTGGCCTTGTCCTTGACCACGGGCGTGTCCGCGTAGGTCTTCTCGGTGCTGGTCGGCGGCTTGCGGAAGATCAGCAAGTACTCCGGCATGCCCACGCCCATCTTGGTACCGTCTTTGCACTGCTCGGTCCAGCCCAGGCGATAGGTCTGGTTGTTTTCGCGCACCACGTCGGTGACGATGGTCTTCATGCCCATGTAGCCGAAGCCGTGCCGCCGGAAGCACTCGATCGTGTCCAGGTGGAAAGGGTAGACCGTCTGGAAGGCATGGTCACCCAGGCCGCTGGGCACGATCCTGTCCTTGACGTGGATGGCGGCTATCCGGCCCGGCTGCAGCACCCGCAACAGCTGCGGCACCAGAAAGTCCATCTGCTGGAAGAAGTGCTCGTTGTTGTCGGTGTGGCCGAAGTCCGCATAGTTGGGCGAGTACTCGTACTGCGTGCTGAAGGGGATGCTGGTCAGCACCAGGCCCACGCTGTTGTCGGCCATGGCGGCCGTCTCGCGCACGCAGTCGTTGTGGACGCAGGTGAAGCGCTCGCCTTTCACCTCGGTGCGCTCCACGCCCATTTTGCGGGTGAGGGAAGCGGCCATGCCAGCCTGGGATAGGCCGAACTCGCGGATGATTTCTGTCATTTTTGCCATCATTTCGTGGTGCTGGGCCCATTTGCGCTCCAGGTCCCTTCGGATCTGGCGCTCGGCCTCGGTGTAGATCAGGTCGACGCGCACCTCCTTCGTCTGGAGGAAGCGCTGCAGCCGGTGGATCGCCTGAATGAAGTCGTTGAACTTGAAGCCGATGCCCAGGAACACGGCCCAGGCACAGTGCCGCTGGAAGTTGCAGCCGCTGCCCGCGATCACGGGCTTGGCCGCCAGCTCTTGGATGCGGCCGTCGCTGAAGTCCACGATGGCCTGCTCGCGCTCGTCCAGATCCTGGTTGCCGTAGACGCTGACGGCCGTGGGCACCGCGCGCTCGATCGCGTGCCGCTCAGCTTCCAGGTCGTGCCAGAGGATTCGGTGGGCGCCCGGGTCCTCGGCCCGGATCTCCATCATCTTGGCGATGCGCGCCTGCAGGCTGTCGCGCTTCTCGCGCGAGGCCTCGATGATCCCGATGGCCTCTGCCTTGAACATGCGGGCCTGGCCGTAGACCTCGTGGCCGGCCTGCTCGTGGTCGGCGGCGATCTCGTGCCAGCGCACGTCCAGTGGCGGCAGCTCGTACCCCTCGTCGCTGAAGCCCAGGTCACTGGGCCGCTGCACGAACAGGCCCCAGGAGGCACACCACATCCAGAATTCACGTTCCTTGTGCGGGTGGATCGTCAGCTGGTCGGCCTTCTCGCTGTTGCGCTTGAAGAACCGCGTCTTGGCCTGGCCAACGTCCATCACCCCCAGAAAGGCCGAGTAGGCCAGCAACTCTATGAATTCGTTGGGGCTCGGCGTGGCCGTGGCCACGAATCGGTACGGCACGCCAACGGTGCGCACTCGCGCGTCCATGGTTTTGCGGTCGCCGGCGAACAGGGCCATGAACTCGCGAAAGGTCTTGGTTCCGCCGAAGCCGCGCAGGCATGAGGCCTCGTCCAAGCTGGCCACGGTGAAGCGCGTCGGGTCCAGCTTGCCGTCCCGCACCGTCTCGTAGTTCGTCAGGTAGATGCCCTCCGGATCGTCGCAGTCCTCGATGGCGCGCACGAACTTGACCTTGATGCCCAGCATGGCCGCGTCCCGAAAGAACTCTTGGCGCACGCCCAGCGGGATCACGATCAGGCCCATGCCGCCGGCCTTGGCGCGGGTGATGCGCACGATCTCGAGCTGCATCACGCTCTTGCCCAGGCCGAAGGCCGCGAAGAGCGCTCGCCGGCCGCCTCGCACGGCCCAGCAGACCATGGCCACCTGGTGGGGCTTGAGCAGAGGATTGACTTCGTGCGGCTCGCAAGGAAACCCGGTGTCGGTCGGCAGCGTCACCTTGGCGCGCAGGAATGTGTCGTAGGTGTCGGTCATAGGGTCCAGAAAAGCAAAAGCCCGCGCGATGCGGGCAGGTGGATAAACTTCAGCTGATTCAAATAGGGAGGCGTTTATGGACCAGTGCGACAAAGATCCCAGCTACAAGATGAACCCACGCAAGGTAGGGTTCGACTTTCTTTCCGGTGAGGTCATGCAACGAGGCTTCGTTACCGGCGCGGCTCTCGACGCGCTGGGAGTTGGCGACGGGCCTGACGAAAGTTCCCGATATCGCGCGGCCTATGACAAACACTGGGAAGTGATCCATCAGGTAGCTCGCGAGAAGTTGGCAGACGGTGAGGATCCACCAACGGTCATCGCAGCTGACCTCCCGACAGAGTGAATCAGGACAAGGCGCAGCGCGCCCTGTGCTCATGCCTCTGGTGAGGGGTTACTGCTGGTCGCCCAGCACCGAGTCGGCGAAGGCGGATTCGGGCGTGCGTTCTTCGCCGTCGCCTTCCTCCTCGCTGTCTTCGTCGTCATCGTCGAAATCGAGTTCGCCGCTGCCGCTGTCCCTGGCCGGCGGCGTGTCGGGCTTGCCAGCGCGGTAGCCCTTCTTGGCCTGGACCAGTTCGGCCGGTGCGAGCAGCTTGATGGAGATTTCCCCTTCGGCGGCCAGGCCGGACAGCTCGCCGAAGAGGTCGTTGTCCTGCAGCTCCTCGCCGTTGTATGAGATCGTGCCCTTGATGGTCACGCTGCCGCCCTCTGACAACTCGTACTGCAGGCCGGACAGAACCGCGTCGGTGAAATCGACGTGGTTCTCGTCGATGCCCCAGTCCCAGATGAAGTGATAGCCGCGCCATTTCTGCCCCTTGCCATAGTGGTAGATCAGGGGAAGCTGCGGGTGGCGCAGGTTCGGCAACGGGATGACGACGCCGGGGAGCGGATCCTGGCCGTCCTTGAGCGCGTTGTTGCAATAGTGGTGCTCGCGCAGGCCCGGCTCGATCAAGTCCAGCAGGGTGTTTTCGCCGGTCAGGGTGAAGGAAAGGTCGATCGCGCGGACCTTTTCTTCGCCGTGCAACTCGCGGCGGGGGTTGGCGTTAGTGATCGCTACTGTTGTGGGTTCAGCCAGTTCGAAGGCCATGGTGTTCCTTTGGGAATGAAAAAAAGCCCGCTGGGTAGCAGCGGGCCAGGGGCAGTCGTTGCGGGGCTGATCAGTTCACGGCATCCTTCAGGTGCTTGCCGGGCTTGAACTTCGGCACGCGCGCGGCGGCGATCGTGACGGTCTCGCCAGTGCGCGGGTTGCGGCCGGTGCGGCCGGCGCGCGTGGCCACGCTGAAGGTGCCGAAGCCGTTCAGGTGGACATCGTTGCCTTTCTGGAGGGCGTGGCGGATGGCATGGATCGCTGCATCGAGAGCCCGGCCGGCCTCCGATTTGGTGATGAGGGCGTCGGTTGCGATGTAGTCGATCAGGTCGGATTTGTTCACGGGAGGCTCCTTGGGGTGTGCCCGGCGCAGGGCCGGGCGGGGTGGTTAAACGGTGGTGGCCGGTACTTCGTCGGCCAGCTTTCGCGCGCCCATCGAGATCAGCAGCATCAGCCGGCGCGCCTGGGTGGCCTTGATCTGCACGGCCGCGCGCTCCTTCGCGAAGGGGATGCCGTGGAACTCCAGGGTGGCTGCCGATATCTTTCCCAGACCCAGGGCCTCCATCCTGGTGTTGATCTGGCCCAGGGTCAGCACCGGCTCGTCCTCGGCCGGCACGGCAGCCGGCGCCACTGCAGCGCTGGCCTTGGCTGTGCTGATCGCCTGCTGGGCATCGATGCCGGCCACACCTTCGGCAGCTTGGTCAGCGACAAGGCTGGACAGGTCATCTGCCAACGGCTTGGCCAGCGTGCCGTCTTGCTGGGCTTGGGCGATGTCGGCCTGAGCGGCCTGGACCTGTTGCTGCACCTGCTGACGCTGCTGTTCCAGTTCGGCCTTGACCTTCGCCTCGGCTTCACGTTTCGCTTTGGCCTCCTCTTCGGCGCGGATCCGTGCACGCTCGGCCTCCAGGCGCTGGGCCTCGGCTTGCTTGTGCTGACCGATTCGCAGGGCGGCCAGGGCCTGGAAGTCCTCGGGCGCCTTTGTGCCCACAGTGGCGAAGTCGGCAAAGAGGGCGATCCAGTCGGTACCCTCCTGCACGAGATGCTTCCGGTTCGTCTCCAGGCGGCTGGCCAGCTGATTGGCTTCGTGCTTGGCGCTGGTCAAGGCCACGGCCACGGCGTCCTGCATGTTGGTCAGCGACTTCTTGCCCTTGATCGTTTCCGCAAAGCCGCCCGCAATCCGAGGCAGCCAATTGGCGCCCAGGCGCTGGTTCAGCGCTGTGACGTGCCCATCCAGTTCCTTCTGGGCGTCCGTCACCAGCGCCGTGCGGCGAGCATCCTTCTCTGCTGCGACCAACTTTTCGCGCGCCAGCCGTGTGGTGCGCGCCAAGTTCTTGAGGTCGGCCACAGTGCGGCGCAGCAGCTCCACGTCGCTGACTTGGGCCAGCGCGCTGGACTCGGCCGCCTCCAGCATGTCCTCGGCCTTCTTCAGCGCTTTGCACTCGGCATCGGCATCCGCGAACTCCTGGTCGGTGCTTGGCTTGGACACCATGCGGCTGATGAAGCCGCGCAGGGCATCGCCGAACTTGTCCAGATTCGACACCACAGCAAGGCTGCCCTGCAGCTGGACGGCCACGGCAGGCAGGCTTTCCACGGGCTCGGCCACTGCGGGCGCCGGCTGCGGCGCGCTGGCGTCGTAGGCTGCCACGTCTTTCTCGATCTGCTCCCAGCCGGCGATGATCTGGGCGCGCAGCTCGGCGTCGGGCTCGTACCAGCAGTGATACTCCTCGACCGGCAGGCCTTCGGCCGTCCACTTGCTGGCCATGAACAAAATGCGTTCGCAACCGGAGACCATGGCCTGCTGCTCCATCTGCACCCGGTACTGCAGCGGCAGGTCGGCGCCCGTGCAGCCGGGCACCAGGACCTCGCGCAGGGTGCTGTTGAGTGTCTTGTGCTCGAAAGCCACGTCGTTCATAAAGGTCAGGCCGTCGAAGCTGGCAGAGTACTTGCCGCGGGTGCCGACGCACGGCGACAGCTCCTCGCCGATGATCTCCTCGGCCAGAGGCCGGGCCAGCGCCTCAAACTGGTGGCCGTCATCGAAGCGGCGCTGCGTGACCGCATCGACCTCGGGCACGATGCCCGTGGCCAGTTCCTTGATCAGCTCGGAGCGGGTCCTGTACGGGCTGGCGCCCATCATCGCCGGCGCGTCGCTGGCGTTGAAATGCTGAGCACGGTGGACATGCCACTCGGGGCTGCCCTGGACGAGGTTCACGATTTGCATGGTCATGCTTGCTCCAATGCCGCGATGCGGGCTTCGAATACTTCGGTCACGCGCTGGCGCGCTGCGGGGTCGGCGATGGCTTCGATCAGGCCGCCGCGCTCGTAGACTGCATCCAGGGTGATGGCCGCATTGATCTCGGCGATCAGCTTGTCGGGATCGACGGCAGGTATGTCCTGGCTTTCGGCCTGTGCAGGCTGGGAGCGCTTCTCGACTTCGGCGCGCAGCTGTCGCTCCTGCTCGGGCGTCACCCGGGCCTTGCTGTTGAGCCAAGCCAGCACGTCCGCGATGGGTTTGCCGGCGGCGATGCCGTCGACCCATTTGCCAAGGCCTGCGGCCCAGCGGTCAGCGGGCCAATCCTTCACCTCGGGGCGCGCCGGCTCCACCACCACGGCGTCACCCATGTGGATCTCCTGCGGCTCCTGCAGCTCGTCCGCCGAGTACACGCCCAAGATCACGTCCGGGGCGAATAGTCGCGCCCAGCGCTTTTGCGCGAGGTATGCCAGCTGCTGCTTGGGGTCATCGGCCCACAGCGTGGAATTTCGGGTGCGGGCCTGGGCCAGCAGCAGTTCCAACGTGCGCGGGTTGGCTTCGCCCTTGAGCGTGGCCCATACACGGACACCGCAGCCTTCTTCATCGGCCATGGTCCAGCCGGGCACGCGGTATTCGCCCTTGTCCCCTCGCTTGATGGTGAACTTGCCGATCACCTTCTCCCAGGGGCCGTACCAGTCGAACTGGAACCGACCTGTAACGAGTCCGCTGTTGTTGATGACAGCGGCCACGAGCTGGGCCTCATAACCCAGGGTGCCGTTCACGAGGTGGGTTTTCTGGGCCACGGCGAAGGGATTCATGCCCCACTGCATGGACTGCAGCGAGATGGCGAAGCAATCGCCCTTGCTGCCGCGCAGGTGCTGGGGCACGGTCGTCTTGCCGCTGGCCATCAGCTCGGCGATGCGCTCCAGGCGATCCATGGCAGCCATGTCCATAAGCAGGGCGCCGGCGCTGGCGTTGGATACGGTCGGCACGCTGGCGGTGCCTGTCTGGGTGGTAACTGCATTCATTTGGAAAGCCTCATGCTGTGGTTGGGTTTGATGATGGGAATGCGCCGCTTGCGAGGCGCGGGCTGGCCCAGGTGCCACTCGCCGCATTCGTTGCAGCGGTATGCGGTCATGGGCTTGCTGTGGGAGGCGCTGGAGCGCTTGGCGCGTTTCTTTGCCAGCTCGGCGGTGAGCTGCTGCTTACCGGTGGGGCACGTCATACGGCACCTGACAGCAGAGCGGCTGCACAAAAAGAAAGCGCCGTGACGGCGCTCCAGAGGAAGAGGTGCTGCAGGTGCTTCATTGGCTCTCCCTGACCTTGAGCATGGCGTCGGCCAGTGCGTAGGCGTCTTCCGCGATCTTGGTTGCGTACTCCACGGGCTCGCCGTGCGGGTCGAAGCTCGCCAAGTAGCCTTGCATCGCGAGCCCGGCGAAGTAGTCGCGTAGGCTTATGCCAGTGTGCAGCTCAGTTGGAACCGGCTCGTCATTGGCGTGTTTCTCCCCGGGGACGGGGAGTCTGACGGGATGAACTGGGCCGCCATCAGCGAATACTTGATTCATGGTTTGTCCTTCAGGCATTGAACGGTTTGAGGGTCGAGCCACACCGCGGTCATGCCCGGGCAGAGCCAGGCACCAGCGGCGGCCCGTTTGAGGTCGGTGGCCGGTGTGTCCGCTGCTTGGGCGCTGCAGCCGGCCAGCATTACCAGGGCGGCGCCGGCGAGCAGCGTGGCCAGCACCAGGGGCCAGCGCGGCGAGCGCTTGCTCGGCGGGTGGAATGCCACGGCCTGCTGGGCATCGCAGGGAAAGGCCTCGAGCAGCGTGCGGCGGTAGCGCGCGTCCGGATCCGGGCACACGTCGACGGGGAAGGGAATGCGCTTCATGCCTTGCTCCCCACCCGGGTCAGCTTGAGCCATGCGGCGTTCGCGTCGTTGTGCAGGCCATCCCAGAACGCCAGCATCAGCTCGCGCACCTCTTCGGCCGCCTCGCTGTACATCAGCTTGGAAACAGCTTCGATCAGCGGCAGGTGGTTCTGGGCAATGGCTTCGGCCAGCACCTCGTCCGGGGAGTAGAAGCCCTTCGGGCCGCGGACGGACTCGCTGAACCATGTCTCGCCGGGCAGGCGCACCGTCAGCTGTTCGCGCAGCCGGGCCGTGGCCGCCCGGCTCCAGAATTCGGATTCGTCCTCCAGCTCGCATTGCGCGCGGGCATGGCGGGCCTCATCTTGCGAGACCCAGCAGGGGTAGGGGTGGTTCATGTTGAGCCTCCAATGAAAAAGACCCGCGAGCGGTTGCTGCGGGCCTTGGTGAAAAGAGCCGGTGCCTTGCGGCGTGCCTGGGGAAGTGATTGAGGGAGGGAGGAGAGGTCCCTGGCCCGGCTTGAAAAGGGTTGATAGTGGTCAGGGCCGTACTGGTATGCGTCCGTTGTAGCCCTGTGGAAACGAAAAAGCCGCCCCAATCGGACGGCTTCATGTATTTGTTGGTCTACTTCTTTTTCTTAGCGCTCTGTCATAGCAGAGTAGGAATCACATCTTGGTGTTGACGAGGCCCAACCTCCTATCCATTGAGCAGATCAGGTCCTCTTCGAGCTCGCCTTTCAAATCACCATCCAGGTGACTTTCGCAAATCTTGATGGCGTCCTTCGCGCCCATCAAGTAAGCCATCTTGAGCATTCGCGTCTGCTCCTCGGACAAACCATCCCATCCGGCAGTCGATACAGTGTCTTTCGAGAACGCCATACAACCTCCTTCAACAAGTGACGTTTAGGGAAGTACAGGCTAAGCCAGATTCGAGCGGCCGTATCAATTGTCATTGAAATGTTACGAGAAACGACAGTAATGACGACTTTGGCTGACACCCGGCATAGCGTCTGACTTAGACAGACTATCGACATTGTGGAAATTACCGGGCTAGAGGCCATTGGTGATCGAAGTGCGTGTTGGTCTTCTTCAAACCGCAGCGCCCTGGTGCAAGGCGCTCTGGTTTGTTTTTGGCTACTCCCGGTTGCCCGGCTCCAGACCTCAGGTATGGCGGTGTAGTTCGTCGTGGTGTTCAGGGCAGAGCCACACGACATCCAGCGGTCGGCTGTAATCCGGGTGGTGAGCCTCCACTATTGATTCACAGCAATCAGGCATCGCGCACATTGGCCATCGCTTGACCTGCCCAGCAGCAAGAGCATGCTTGAGCGTAGATCTGGCAGCCAAACGATCGCCATTGCGTACCTGCTGAACGAGCTTGGATTGCTTCTGTGCGCGTTTCCCTTTGTCGCTTCGCTTGTACGTCGTCTCAGCCGAGGACTGGCTCACCTTGCCGATAGCCGACTGCTTGTAGGTTTTGCTGGTGGCCCGCTCGCAGTCGCGGCACAAGGATTGCAGCAAGTGAGGCATTGATGAGCGAGGCCGGAACGCGGACCGTGGCTTTTGCTGTTGGCAGTTTGTGCATGTTTTCATGCCGTGGCCTGGGTTGTGGAAAACCAAAGCCATCTGTCACATTGCTTTGGTTTTCGTTCTGGCTTTTCCTGCTTTCGGCAGCTCCAGAACTCACAAGCCTCATCCTTTCCCGGAGCAGAGGCAGCTCCTTCATGGCGCCATCGGCAGTGGACGTTCGTCTCTTCTTGCCTTCCCCATCTTCTCAGACGCCGGATGTCCATCTTTCCGGTGGCGTCCCCTTGCAGCCGGAGAACCGTTGTGCTGTAAGGGGTCGTTGGGATGTACTGTAAGTGCTCTAACATCTTGGAGTCAAGTACTCTTACCGAAATATTTAAGTGGTCTTACTTTTTTCAAAGGTCCAATGGAGCCGGCGCAAAAAAAAAAGCCGCTCATAGAGCGGCACGCCAGAGGGAGGTGGTCATGCCCATCGCCAGAATGCTTGGGCGGCGCGGAGAATTACCTTTGCTGCTGCATGAAACAGCCTATGGGTCGCGGAGCGAATCATTGCAGGCGCACGTCGAAGTACGCTTCTTCCACTGCAATTTCGCGAAAACCTGCCTGGCGGGCCTTGTCAAAGGCCTTGCTCCAGTTCTCAGCGATCTTCACCTCAGCCTTGCTGATCACCCCTCCTTCGGACGCGTCGGTAAACAGCTTGTAGGCCTGACGCAATTCCTCCTCGCTGCGAAAGCTCTTGACCAGTTCTTTGGAAAAGCGGCTGACCGCCTTTTCCCTGATGGAAGGATCCATGTCGCTAGGGCAGTCTACGAGACGCACGTTGATGACAGAGGTGAGTTCCATAAGTTCTCCTGTACTGGTTGGATATACAGTGAAAATTATGGCAAAGTACTGTTTGTTTGTACAGTAAAAAAAGCCCGCAGATGCGGGCTCAACAAAGATTTGTGATTGGGATGTGCATGCTATCGGCAGAACTTTTCCCATGCGGCCTGGAACGCGCCGGCCTCCAGGCGTTTGTCATCTTCCATAAAAATTAAGTTTTCCCCTCCGGCGATGAATCGCTTGAACCCGATATAGCCGCCAAAGGAGTTCTTGGCATTGACCTCACCGCAGAATCCTTTTTGATTTCGGAACTGGGCACTGTCGGGATCCTTCAGCTGCTTCGCCAGCCTTTCTCTCGCAAAGCGTTGGAGTTTGATCTCTTGGAGAGCTGCTTCGTCTGCAGCCTTCTTGATTGGTGATGTTGAGTCGCTACAGCTCCTCATGGTTATCACCACCAAGGACGCCACGATCACGACGGCCACAATGACCCCTGGCCAGACTGCCGGCAATTTCTTCACATCAGCGGACGGTGGCGTGTGCTGCGCCAAGCTATCGCTTCTGTCCTCATGCGCTTGAGCCTGCTCGCGAGTTGCGAATCCAACCCCTTTTGAATACCAGAGCCCGTATTCACCTTGTTCGACAGCCATCTGCTCTCCAATTTCATTTCCGCCGATATTTCCGACGGTGTTCGGTCATGGTGCCTATGACCGTCAGGTCATGTTCATCACTTCTGATGATGGGGTAGTCGTCATTGAGAGGTACCAGTTCAAAGACTTCTTTGCCAGCCGGATCTATGCCGCGGACGCGGTATTTTTTGAACGTGGCTTCCTCAGATGAATTTTTGGCGGCAACGAAATCACCTGGTCTAGGAATGATTTCTGGGTCTATACGCACCCGGTCGCCTGGATTGAACTCGGGCAGCATGGAGTCGCCATCGATTTCTAAAAAGAACGCCCAGGGGGATGCATCGTCATCGCCAAACTCGATGGCATAGCCATCTCCCGGTTCGTAAGGACAGGTGATCTCCTTTACCTTGCCGGCCTGCACCTTGGAAATGACGGGATAGGCCCGTAGTCCCTCGTAGACGGGCTTCACGTTCACATCGAAGCCTTTGCGTACAGCGTCGGCGTGTACTGGCCCTGCACCGGTTGCGATCCACATGGCGCTAAATCCGGTGGCATTGGCAAGCTTGGTGGCAGGGGCGGTTTTCAGCGATTGGGTTGGGCCGTCTTTCCACTGGGTTACAGCAGACGAAGACACACCCGTTATTCGCGCAATTTCTGCCACCTTGAGGCCAGTCTTTTCCATCAGGTGAGCGATGCGTTCTTGTAGCGTAGACATGTTAGGTAGCTTACATAGGCGATAGGTTAGAGTGCTTTACACATTTCTGTAAGTGCTCTAACATTGGCGCCCATGAAGAAGACCGACGCCATCCAACTGCTGGGGGGCTCCGTTGCGAAGGCTGCGGAGGCCATTGGTATCAATTCGCAGGCCATTTCGCAGTGGCCCGATGTGCTGCCACCTCGAATCTCCGACCGCGTGCAGGCCGCGCTATGGCGCATGAGCCAGAAGTCGGCAGTTGTGCAAACGCCAGAGCTCGGCACGGAGGTGTCCCATGGCTGAGCCCATTCCTACCCGCATGTTTTGTCTTGTTTTTGTGCATGTGCCGAGTTTCGCCGGCCGCCCAGGACCGAGCAATGTCCATTTTTCCGGGAGCCGGACATGAATTCCCTTGATGCACTGAGGCGCATGGTCGCCAGCTATCCCGGCGGCCGAACAGCGCTTGCCGCCCGGATGGGTAAATCCGATGAGGTTCTGCGCAAAGAGCTGAGCGGCGCCTCGGCTCACCACAAGATGGGCTTGGCCGACGCTGAAGAGATCGCGGCCATGTGCCATGAAGTCGGCAGCCCCGAGGCCCACGCCCTGGGCACCGTGTTTTCGTTCAAGGCCGGAATGCTGACGCTGCCAGTCATTGATATGGCCAAGGGCAGGCTGTGCCTGTCCACCACGACTGCAGACGCAGTGCGCGAAGCCGCTGACGTGCTGCTGGCCGTGACGCGCTCGAAGGCAGACGGCAATGTCAGCGACAACGACAAGCGCGATGTCTTGCGCGAGATCGGCGAAGCCGTTGTGGCGTTGCAGGCCGTGGCCGTGGCCTTGGTGGCCGAGCATGCCAAAGACAACAAGGGGCGCCAGGAGCAGGCATGAACACGCAGATTTCACACGTCGGCGTGCTCAGCGCCGACAGCACCCGGCCAGCGCCACAGCCGGCCCTGGTGGTGCAGTTCCCGGAAATTCCGCCGGCCATGTCCCTGGGCGACCAGGCGCACGAGCTGCGCATCCAGGCCGAGGGGCTGCTGATGCACGCCAACATGCTCGATTTCGAGCGCACCGGCCAAGTCCGCCACCGCATAAAGGCGCGGCGTCATCTTGTCGCCATGCAGGCGCTGATTGCTGCTCGATCGCCTGAGTGCCGTGCCGCTATGGAGCGGGCGGTAGGAGGGTGCGGGCATGCGTGATTACTCGAAAGCCGTGCCGAAGATGTGGCACGGCAAGACCATGAAGGCCCTTCGAAAGCATCCGGAGGGGCTTATCGTGGCCCTGTACCTGATGACCTCCCCGAGCTCCAACATGCTCGGGCTCTTCGCTCAGCCCATTCTGTACATGGCCTACGAAACAGGCCTGGGCGAAGAAGGGGCTAGGAAGGGGCTTCAGCACTGCATCGAAGCGGGTTACTGCTCCTATGACGAGGAGTCGGAATTCGTGTGGGTGCACGAGATGGCCGGTTACCAGATTTCCAAGGAACTCAAGGCTTCCGACCTGCGTTGCAAGGGTATCCAGAAGGATTACGACTCGCTGCCGGATAACCCGTTCCTCGGCGCCTTTTTCGAGCGCTATGCCGCAGCTTTCCATCTAACGAACCCAAGGGGCATTGAAGGGGCTTCGCAAGGCCCTTGCAAGCCCCATAGAAGCCAAGAACAGGAACAGGAACAGGAACAGGAATTAAATAAAGGTCCTAACGGACCTGTCGGCGGGGCCGACGGAGAAGGAGACCCTGCAGAACCCACGGTGCCGGTGGGCGACCCTGCTGAGCCTGCTGAGGCTGGGGACGACGCTGGCGACGGCAAGATTCCGCCATGCCCGGTCGACACCATCGTGGACCTGTACCACGAGCAGCTGCCGGAGCTGCCCCGTGTCCGGCTGCTCAACGACAAGCGCAAGCGCGCACTGCGCCGGGTCTGGCGCTGGGTGCTGACCAGCAAGAAGTCCGACGGCACGCCGCGTGCGACAACGCCTGAGGAGGCCTGCGGCTGGCTGCGCGAGTACTTCCACCGCGCCACGAAGAACGACTTCCTGATGGGCCGTGCTCACCGGTCGGCTGAGCATGCCGGCTGGCAATGCGACCTCGACTTCCTGCTGACCGACCGCGGCATGGCGCACGTCATCGAGAAGACGAAAGGCGGTGCCGCATGAACGCCCGGACCATGCCGCCGTTGGACGATGATTTCGACGCGCCAGCACAAGCTGCGCCGCTCGTCAGCTATGAATCCGAGAGCGCTCTGGTGGGCTCGCTGCTGTACGACGCCCGGCAGTTCGACGTGGTGTCGGACATCGTGCAGGCGAAGGATTTCGCCGACGAGACCCATGCCGCTGTGTACGGCGCCGTCAGCGCGCTGGCCCACGCCGGCAAGCCCGTGGACGTGATCACCGTGCACGAGCACCTGCAGGGCCGTGTCGACCTGCTGGCCCTGAACGACCTGCACAACTGCGGCACGTCGTCGCAGAACGCGATCCGGCGCTATGCCGAGATCGTCCGCGAGCGGGCGCTGAGCCGCCAGCTGGCCGCCGTTGTGACGCAGGCCCGCGAACTGGCCGGCGACCACGCCGTGCCCATCGAGGAGCGTGTCGACCAGGTGGCGGCCCAGCTCTCCAGCTTGGTGGCCGACGCCCCGGGCGAGGAGTGGGTGGGCGCCGATGCCGGCATGGACGAGTTCATGGCGGACCTGGACGAGCGCTGCAGCGGCAAGGGCGAGCCTTTCCTGCCGACCGGCCTGGCCGCACTGGACGAGCAGCTCGACGGCGGCCTGCGGTCAGGGGATCTCGTGATCATCGGCGCCCGGCCGTCGATGGGCAAGACGGCCCTGGCCATGACCATCGGCATGCACGCCGCGCAGCTGCGCCAGACCGTGGCCATGTTCTCGCTGGAGATGCAGCGCCGCGACCTGTGGCAGCGGCAGGTGGCCATGGAGTCCGAAGTGGCGCTGAGCAAGATCCGCCAGCCGCACCGCCGGATGACGAACGACGACTATGCCGCCGTCACTGCCGCGGCCGAGCGCATCAAGCGCCTGCCGTTCTGGGTCAGCGACCGCACGGGCTTGAACATCAACACGCTGCGCACCAAGGCCCGGGCCCTCAAGCGCCGGCATGGCCTGCGCCTGCTGATCGTCGACTACCTGGGCCTGATGGAGGGGACCAACCCCAAGGACAACCGCACGACACAGCTCGGCGAGGTGACACGCAACCTCAAGAAGCTGGCCAAGGAGCTGGGCATCTCGGTGCTGCTGCTGGCCCAGCTGAACCGCGAGGTGGAAAAGCGCGTGGACCAGATGCCGATCATGTCCGACCTGCGCGACTGCGGCGAGATCGAGCAGGACGCGGACATCGTGCTTTTCCCCCACCGGCCCATCCACCTCAAGCCCAGCCTGGGCGAGGACTGGCGCTACTACGCCGTGCTGCGCGTGGCCAAGAACCGAGCCGGCGCCACCGGCGACCTGCACCTGCACTACACGGGCCACCTGGTGCGCTTCGGCAACTGGCACGGCGACAAGCCGGGCACCGGCCCGCGCCGCCAAGACGATGACTTTGAATAAAAACAGGAGCACGAAACCATGATCGTGATTGGAATTGACCCCGGATTGACTGGCGCCTGCGCAGTGCTGGACCACAACGGCGTGCGCGCGGTGTTCGACCTGCCGACAATGCCTGTCCCTGGTGCTGGCCCCAAGGCGCTAGTGAAGCGCAAGATCGACGGCTACGCCCTGTGCCAGATGCTGCTCAAGCACTGTCCGCTGGGCGAAGGCAAGCCCACCGTGATGCTCGAAAAGGTCAACACCATGGGCGGCGCCAACAACGCAGTGCAGACGCAGGGCAGCCTGATGCGCAGCCTGGGCGCGATCGAAACGGTGGTGGAGTGCCTGAAATGGCCGGTGACGCATGTCGCGCCGCAGACGTGGAAGAGTGCGTTCAACCTCGGGCGCGAGAAATCCGACTCGCTGGACGCCGCGCGCCGGCTGTATCCGGCCGCCGCCGGCGAGCTGAGCCGCCAGAAGGATCACAACCGCGCCGAAGCAGTGCTGCTGGCCCACTGGGGCCGGGGAGAGCTGGCATGACCGTCACACTGCTCTGGTGGCATATGCCCGCGTTCCTGACCCTGGTGTGGGTGGTCCTGTGTTTCTGGCCCATTGCGGGCGGCAACAGCGTTTTCGACAGCATCGGCCGCTGCCTGGGCATCGCCGCTGGCCTGGTGGTGCTGCTGCTGATCTGGGTGCTGGCCATGGCCTGGAGGATCTTGGCATGAGCCGCCTCGTCATCACCAAAGGCCAGGACGGCAAGCTCTGCGGCCTGGACCCGGCCGGCCAGCGGGCCTACGGCCGGTTCAAGGCGGCGGTGGCCGCGCTGCGGCCCGGCGAGACCCTGGGCTTCACTTTCCGCCTGCCACGGAGCCCCAAGCACCACGCCTTTTTCTTCCTCAAACTGCAGCGCCTGCTCGAGCGCACCGAGGCTTTCACGGAGCTGGACAAGCTGCGCGCCTGGCTGACGATGGGCGCCGGCTATGCCGACTTCGTGCCCGGGATGGATGGCCAGCCCAACGCCATCCCACGCAGCCTGGAGTTCGACAGCATGGACGAGGCGGATTTCGCAGAGCTGCACCGGGCCGTGGACGCCTTCCTCTGGACGCTTCACGCCCAGGCTGTTCTGTGGCCTGCCCTCGATGCAAATCAGCGCTGGGCCTGCATGGAGAGCTTTTTCGGGGAGTTCGAACGATGAAGACCGCACGCAAACACCGCCGGGCGCCCGTGGGCCTGCCCAAATTCTGGCGCCCGCGCCTGGCTGATAGCGTGAAGCTGGACGCCAAGCTGATCCATCACGACCTCGTGCACCGCCTGGAGACGGGCGCGGCCACGGTGGCGGATCTGTGGGACTGGATGGAGACCGGCTACACCTACAGCCAGATGTTCCGCTTGCTGCAGGAGGATGGCGTGGAGCTGACGCAGGAAGCCGAAGCGGCCGTGGCGGCCCAGCTCAACACCTACGAGCCAGTCTGCAAGCGGCTGCGCGAGTGGCGCAAGGTCCAGCTGACAAAGCCGGAGCTGGAAATCGCAAGGCTGGCCACGCAGGTGTTCGATGGCCTGCTGGACCTGGACCGCAACGGTATCGCCCAGGCCGCGGCCGAATGGTCCATGCGGCAGATGGCCCAGATCCGGGGTGCCCTTGCATAACGGAATGGGAGCACACCAGGGCATGGGCGGCAGCGAATTCCAGTTCGACCTCTTCGACAGCCGGGCGGCGCTGGAGGAGCTGCGCGCGGACGTGGCCGAGGCAGAGCTGGACCCGCCCATCGTCCATAGCATCGTGCGGGCCGACGAAGCCCAGGCCCTGCAGGTGACGGGGCCCACCTCGGTATTCGACCTGGCCATGACCGGTTTGCGGATGCGCACGGCGCTCAGCGCACCAGAGAAGAGCCGCAACGTGAAAGTGGTCACGCGCGCGGAAGGCGTGGTGCGGTGCCAGGTTGTCCGGTTCGCGGAGACGGAAGAGGGCCAGGAGAAGGAGCGCCAGCGCAGGGCGCGGCAGATCGTGCCCCGGGCGCGCAAGCAGACATTCAGGATGAAGAACAGCAGGATATGGGACGACCGTCAAAGCTAAGCGACAAGCAATGGAGCGAGATCACTGCACGGCTCGTGGCAGGGGAGAAGGCCGCCGACCTCGCCCGAGAGTACGGGGTGTCTAAAACTTCGATCAGCACCCGAGTTTCGAAACGCGCAGAAACCATCCACAGCGTTGCAAATCAAGTGGTTACGGCGGAGCGATCACTCGCAATGCTGCCGGTTTCCGAACAATTGATTGCCGTTAATTTAGCCTCCAAGCTGCGGGCCATAAGCGATAACCTCGCCAGCGCGGCCCAGTACGGCGCCCAGACCGCCCACCGGCTCAGTGCTCTGGCCAACTCTGAAGTGGCGAAGGTGGATGACGCCAATCCCCTGGCTCGTGAGAGCGTGGAGGCGATGAAAGGCGTGGCCGTGCTTACCAAACTGGCCAACGACAGCGCGAGCATTGCGCTGAACTTGCTGAACGCCAACAAGGACACCATCAAGGAGTTGAATAGCGAGGAACCTCGTAGCAGCGTGGGAGCGAACGTGAGCCCGGAGCAGTTGAAGGAAGCGGTGCAGAGTGTCCAGGCCAAGTTTTAGCCCCGCCGAGCGCCTGGCTGCCGTCGGCTGGGCGCGTGAAGACCTGTATTCGTTCTCCCGCTGGATGTTCCTGCAGCGCAAGGGCTTCCTCTGGCGCAGGGCCATGCACCACGCCATGATCTGCGACGCCCTCATGCGGGTCTTCAACGGCGAATGCAAGCGGCTGATCATCAACATGCCGCCCCGGTATTCCAAGACCGAGCTGGCCGTGGTGAACTTCATCGCCTGGGCCTTTGGCAAGGTGCCCGATGCGGAATTCATCCACTGCAGCTACAGCACGCCGCTGGCCGTCAACAACAGCACGCAGGTGCGCAATGTGGTCCAGCATGAGGCCTTCGCCGAGGTATTCCCCGAGCTGCGGCTGGCCACCGATGCGGGTTCGCACTGGAAGACCACGGACGGCGGCGTGATGTACGCCACGGGCACGGGCGGCACGATCACGGGCTTTGGCGCGGGCAAGCATCGCGACGGCTTCGGCGGCGCCATCATCATCGACGACCCTCACAAGGCGGACGAGGCCAAGTCGGACACCATCCGCAAAGGCGTAATCGACTGGTTCCAGAACACCCTGGAGAGCCGCAAGAACAGCCCGGACACGCCCATCATCGTCATCATGCAGCGCCTGCACGAGGATGACCTGGCCGGCTGGCTGCTGGGCGACCGTGGCAAGGACGGCAACGGCCCGCCAGTACCGGGCGGCAACGGCGAAGTCTGGGAGCAGCTGCGCCTGTCGGCGTGGATCGGCAACGATGAAGCGCCACTCTGGCCCGAGAAGCACAGTGCCGAGGAGCTGCGGCGCATGGAGAAGGCCAACCCCTATGTGTTCGCCGGCCAGTACCGGCAGCTGCCTGCGCCCCCTGATGGCGGCGTGATCAAGCCGGACCTGATGCCCATCGTGGACGCCATCCCGGGCAGCGTGGTGGAGTGGTGCCGCGGCTGGGACCTGGGCGCCTCCGGCGATGGTGACTACACGGCGGGAGCCAAGGTCGGGCGGCTGGCCGATGGCCGCTACATCATTGCCGACGTGAAGCGGGAGCAGTTCGAGACCAACCTGCGGGACCAGCTCATCAAGAACACCGCCATGGCCGACGGCCGCCTGCTCAAGCAGAGCCTGCCGCAGGACCCCGGCCAGGCCGGCAAGTCCCAGGTGCTGGCCTTCGCCAAGCTACTGGCCGGCCACAACGTGCACTTCAGCCCGGAATCAGGCGACAAGGTGACGCGGGCCACGCCCTTGGCCAGCCAGATCAACGCCGGCAACGTGCTGCTGCTCAAGGGTGCCTGGAACACCCCGTTCATCGACGAGTGCCGGCTGTTCCCCTTTGGGAAATATGATGATCAGGTCGACGGAGCTGCGAGAGGGTTCAATGGGTTGCTGCAGCCGACCGTGGGGATCTTTACTTAGTTACCGGCTGGTGGGTTTGGCACCATGGCTGGGAATTCGTATATGAATCTTAAGAGCATCTCTATAAATACGATCAAGTCCTTTGCATCTTCCTCTTTCATGATGGCAATTTCATGAGTAGCTTCGTTGCCTTTTTTTCTGATGTGATCTACCCAATGACGCCCATTCGGTGGGACATATCCGTTATCTGCCAAGAAAGATACGTAATGAATAAACGCCTTACCCTCGTCAGCTCCTTGGGTTACAGCAATGTTCATAAGCATTTTTCGGCAAATTAGAACTGCCGCTGTGTAACAGCCTTCCCCGGTGCAGCGCCTTGCTTCTTGATAGAGCTCATATAGGTCGGCTGGAACGTTGTTGACTTCATTTCCAAGTGCAGGAGATGGGAATCTTGAATCAGCAAAGAAGTAGTTTGGTCCAGTACAGTTGGGGCAGATGTGCAATGCTCCGATTATTTGGCCTGATCCATCTCTTTGGGCATTTTTTGAGTATCCAACTATTGACGAGACCCTGTGCGAACAGAATCCGCAAACAAAGGATCGATTTGGAAGGGCGCTTAGTTTGCTCCAAGTACCATGTTTGAATATCGCCTCTCTCATTAACTGATGCTCCTTTATGCTGCTGCCGCAGTTTAGCTCTTCCTAGCATGCAACGGCATGCCCGAGATCATCACCAACTCCCTCGAAATATCCCGCGCCCGCCAGGAGTTCCTAGGCTCCCTGGGCCTGGATGCCAAGCGGCCCACGGCTTGGTCGCAATACGGCTATCCGGAGCATGTCACCTTCGAACTGCTCTATGCCGCCTACGAACGGGGCGGCGCAGGCCATGGTGCTGTGCATCGCCTGCTCGACAAGTGCTGGGAGAAGTTGCCGCGCATCAAGAAGCCAGAGAGCGACAGCGAGACAGCCTGGGAGAAGAAGGTCCGCAAGCTGCTGCGCGACGTGCGGGTCATGGCCAAGCTCAAGGACCTGGACCGACGCAACCTGATCGGGCGCTATGCCGCCGTGATCTACCGTGTGGCCGACAACAAGTCGCTGGACCAGCCGCTGGAGCGCGCCGCGAAGCTGGTTGACCTGATCCCGCTCTTCGAGAACCAGCTCAAGGTCACCAAGTGGAACATCGACCAGAACGCCGAGAACTACGGCACGCCGGCCATGTTCCAGTACCGGAAGCTGCCGCCTCCTGACTCGGACACCCAGGGCAAACCAGAGGAATGGGCCGACGTGCACCCCAGCCGCGTGCAGATCCTGGCCGAAGGATCGGTGGGGGACTTCTTCGACGGCATCCCGCTGCTGCGCGCCGGCTTCAATCGTCTGGTGGACCTGGACAAGATTTCAGGCGGCTCGGGTGAGAGCTATCTCAAAAACAGCGCGCGCACTATCGTCTTCAAGTACGAAGCGGGTGCCGCGCCGCAGGCGATCCCTGGCCCAGATGGCAAAGAGCCGACCTCGGTGCGGGAGGCCCACGAGACGCAGGCGCGAGCGTTGAACCGCAGCACCGACGCCGCCATCGTGATGCAGGGCGGCGATGCGACCACACTGCAGACATCGATCAGCGATCCCACCGGGCCGTGGACTGTGGCTGCCAATGAGTTTGCAGCATCTGTGCGCCTTCCGTTCACCATCCTGTTCGGCCAGCAGACCGGGCGGCTGGCCAGCGACGAGGACAAGCAGGATTACGCCAACCGCTGTGCGAGCCGCCAGGAGTTCGAACTCACGCCCATGCTGGAGGAGTTCATCACCCGAATGCAGGCGGCCGGCATCATCGAGGCCGGGGATTTCGAGATCCAGTGGCCGCCGGTCAATGCCCCCACGGAGACCGACAAAGCCAACCTGCTGGGCAAGATGACAGCAGCCATGCAGCAGGCCTTCCAGTCCGGCTTGACCGAACCGCTATTCGACGCCAACGAGCTGCGCGCCGTGATGGACTATGAAGAGCGGACGGACGATGGCTTGCCGACCGAAGGCGATCCCGCCGTGGACCCGCTGCAGCAGGATGACAATGCGCCAGCCGCCGCGTAATCCGGCCATCCCGGGTACACCCCGGGACCGCACCGGCAGCATGCGCCTCCTGCGGGCCGCCCTGGCCGAGATCGACCGGCGCTGGGCCGGACTGACCCAGGAAGTGCTGGCCACCTTTGACAAGATCCCGGTCTATGCCCTGAACGACAGCGCGCCGCGGGTGGCCTACGGCATCACGCCGGCCGTGATGGACATCGTGATGCTCGAGCTGCAGGCAGCGCTCGATCGCTGGATTCAAAACGGCAAGGAACCCAAGGACGTTTTCTGGTGGGACCCGTTCGTCGAACAGGCCATGCAGCTGGGCACCGCCCAGACCGTGGCCAACCTCGGCAACCTGTCATCCGTCTATGCCACAGCTCGCTCGCTGGATCAGGTCATCCGCAGCGAGCCGTATCAGATCCGGGTGGGCTTGGCCCGCATCAAGAGCTACGAGCACTGGACTGGCCTGCGTGCCGAGGGCCAGAGCCGCTTGGCGGCCATCATCGGCCGGGCCGTGGCCGAGGGCACCAATCCCCGTGCTGCCGCCAGACTGATCGAGGAGGGCCTGGGCGTGACACGGGCCAAGGCGCGCCAGTATGCCCAGACCGACATTACCGATTCGCTGCGGCAGGCCCGCTGGGCGGAAGCTGACGCCGCCCGGGAGGAGATGGGCATCCGCACGGGCATGCTGTGGACTTCAGCCCTGCTGCCCACCACCAGGGCCACACACGCGGCGCGCAATGGCCGCGTCTACTCGACGGACGAGGTGAGGGCGTTCTATGGCCGTGACGGCAATCGCTACAACTGCCACTGCGGGCAGACGGAGTGCCTGCTGGACGCCAATGGCAAGCCCATCCTGACCGAACGCCTTCAGAAGATCATGGCAGCAGAACGAGAGGCATGGGATAAAGGGCCTGGGGCCTAGCCTCCCTAGCATGGCCTGCATCTTTATGAGGCAGACCATGGCAACAAAACGAGTCCACATCGTCAGCGCCGTCAACGCGGCCAACGTCAGCAAGACCGGCAACACCTACACCATCCGCGATGTCTGCGGCGCAGTCGACGACATCGTGATGAACCGCCGGCTCTACCCGGCCGACCAACTCGCCGCCGGCGTCAAGACCCTGGAGGGCAAGCCGGCCCCGGCCGGACATCCGAAGAACAGCAAGGGCCAGCACATCAGCGCGGCCAACGGCGAGGCCCTGGCCACGGCCTGGATCGGTGCGTATTGCAGCAATGCCCGGCATGAGGGCGGGCGGACGCTGACCGATGTTGTCGTCAACGGGGACATGGCCCAGGCCACCGAGCAGGGCAAGAAGCTGGTGGAGCGCCTGGACGCCGCCATTGCCGGCACCAATGCCGACCCTATCCACGTCAGCACCGGCCTGAATCTGGTCGAGGTCGTGGCCAACGGCGAGAGCCGCGGCAAGAAGTACACCTCGATCGCAACGAATCTGCAATACGACCACCTGGCCATCCTGCTGGACGAGACAGGGGCCGGCACGCCGGAGCAGGGCGTGGGCATGTTCCTCAACAGCGAGGGCGGCGAGGACGAGATCGAGACCATCAGCGTGAACAACGATCCCGAGGACCGCCGGTACCAGGGCCTGCTCGGATGGATGCGCAGCCTGTTCGCGAACAAGGACCTCAGCTTCGACCAGATCTATGACGGGCTGCGCGCTGGGCTGCCTCAGAACGCCTGGATTCGCGAGGTGTTCACCTCCTATGCCATCTGGACAGACGAGGGCGGAAAGCTATGGCGCCAGGACTATCACGCCTCCGAAAGTGGCTCCGTAGCATGGGTCGGACAGCCTGTTGAAGTTGTTCGGCAGGTTTCCTATGAACCCGTCACGAACCATCAGGAGGTCGACATCGTGAAAGAGCAAATCATCGCCGCGCTCAATGCCGCCGGCATCAAGACCGAGGGCCTGGACGATACCCAGGTCCTGGCCGCCTACAACGCTCTGGTCAAGAAGCCCGGGGACGAGAAGCTGGCCGCGGCCAATTCGCGCATCGCCGAACTTGAGGCCGCGCAGACCGCTGCCGAGAACGCCGAGCGTGACGTCCTGGCCACCGAGCTGGCGGTGAACAGCTCGCTGACCGTCGAGGACTTCAAGCTCATGCCCCTGGCACGCCTGAAGGAACTCAAGGCCAAGGCCGCCCCCGTCAGCGTGGGCAACAGCCAGTCCCAGAAGCAGCCCGGCGATGAGTTCAAGGGCTATTCCATCAACAGCCTGATCGACGAAGGAGCCAAGTAAGCCATGGCCAAAGCCAACCTCATCTATCGCGGTCCCCACGACCGCCACCCCCGCACGGTGTCCGACAAGCCGGTGGCCGCAGCGCTGCTGCCCGGCACGTTCGTGACGGAGAGCGCTACCAATCTGGCCCAGGCCGTGGCCTTCGGCCCCATGGTGCGCCTGCTGGCCCATCGTGACTTCTATGCGCCGGCCGGCAGCTGGTTCAACGGCAGCGACCCGCTCAAGACGGCCTATGCCGCCAACGAGACGGCCGTGGCCTACGTCCTGGAGCCCACCCAGCAATACCAGGCCGCCGTGGCCGCCGGCAACTACACCTTCGGCCAGCCCCTGACCATCGGCGCCGCTGGCCGGTTGACGGCCGCTGCCGCCGGCAACGTGGTGGTGGCCTATGCCGCCGCCGCTGCCAATGGCGCTGCCGCCGGCGACCTGCTGGACATCGAGATCGCCAACTTCCACACCATGGCCTGACCGGCTGCTGGCAGAACCCCATAAGGAGAATCACATGCTTCGACTGACTCCCGAACAAGACGCGGCGATTACTGCTGCTCGCGCCTCGTTCAACATGCGCCAGACGGCAATGGCCGTCAACGCCGCCTTTGCAGACGGCTTCGGCGACACCCTGACCGGCAATGCCGCCCAGATCCCCCTGGACGCCTGGCGCCGCATCGACGGCCGCGCCGTGCAGCTGCAGCGCGACACCCTGGTGATGTTCAACCGCCTGGCGCAGGCCAGCAACACGCCCGTCTCGATGGGTGATCTGGTCTCCTACTTCCCCAAGGTCTCCGATTCCGGCGAAGTGCACGTCACCATGGACGGCCGCAGCGAAGGCCGCGCCGACCAGGCCCTGGTGACCTACGAAGGCACGCCCCTGCCCATCTTCGACAGCCAGGCGCGCTTCGGCTGGCGGCAGATGGAGGTGATGCGCAAGGGGCCCTCGGGCATCGACACCGCCACCATCTCCAACCACCAGCGCAAGGTGGCCGAGAAGCTGGAGGATGTGGTGCTCAACGGTTACGGCAGCATCAATGTGGCCGGCACGACCATTTACGGCCTGCGCAACTTCCCGCAGCGTGCGACCGGCATGCACGGCCTGGACCTCAAAGGCGCCACCGGTGCTCAGTGGCTGAGCGTGATCGAGGCCGTAGTGAATGCCCACCTGGGCGACAACGCCTACGGCCGCATCACGATCTTCCTGAACTACAGCGACTACACCTACGCGGACATCAACGAATTCACCGCCGGCTATCCCAAGACCATCCTGGCGCGCCTGCGTGAGGTGTCCCAGGTGGCCGAGATCGTGCCGGTGCCGCGCATCCCAGCCAACGAGGTGATCAGCATCGCCAACATCGGCAACGGCGATTGGGGCTCGATCCTCAACGGCATGCCTCTGGTGACCCGTCCCAAGGTGCGCCACAACCCCGAGGACGATTACGTTTTCGGCGTGATCGCCGCGGCCGTGCCCCAGTTCCGCAGCGACTACGAAGGCCGCTCGCAGATCGCCCACTTCACGAAGGCCTGACCATGCCCCTGTACACCATCAAGCACCTGAAAGCACCGTGGCCCGCAGGGGCCAAGGTCGGCGACGTGATCGAGTTTGCCGAGCTGCCCGCCTGGGCCGCCGGCAAGTGCGAGCTGGGCGGCACGCAGCCCACCGTATTTGCCGAGCAGCAAGTCTCGAGCGATGGCGCTGGCACCGCCCTTGCGCCGGTCGACCCCGAACAGGGGAAGATCAACGCAGCCATGGCAGAGGCAGCTGAGCAGGACCGCCTCGAGCGGGCACGCATCATGGCTGAGCAGAAGGCGACCTTGGAAGCCCAGTCCAAGACCATCGAGGACCTGATAGCCGATGTCAAGGCGGGCCTGGCGGAAAGCAAGCAGCTCAGCGAGCAGTTGGCCGCCGCCAAAGCCGACCTCGAAGCATCCCTGGGCCGTGAAGCGCAGCTGCAGGAGCAGCTTGCCGAAGCCACGAAGGTGAATACCGTGCTGACGGATGAACTGGAAAAGGCCCGGGCTCAAGCTAAGGCCGATGCCGATGCCAAAACCGACTCGAAGGCCAAGAAGTGATCACGAGCACGCATGCGACCCAGTACCTTGACCAGGCGCTCGGCGTCAGCGTGCCGTCTTTCTTCATCGACGCGGCCGTCGCCAAGGTGGCGGCCGCAGAGGAGAAGATGGTGGACGCCGGCTACAGCGCCGAGGACCAGCTCTTGATCCAGTGCATGGCCGTGGCCATCATCGCTTCCGCCGGCGCACCCCGCCGGATCCAATCCCAGGGGGCGCCTTCTGGTGCCTCCCGCTCCTTCAAGAACCAGGACGACGCGCTGACGCAGCTGCGCCGCTCTCTCGCCGCCCTGGACAAGGCCGGCACCGTGGCCGACCTCGTGGGCCCTGACCCCGCCGCCTCGGCATTCATGTTCGTGGTCAACGGCTGACCGCCGACCCTCGGCATTGCGCTCCCTAGCATGGGGCGCATGTCCGCATCAGCTTCCTGGTCCTACACCGCAAAAGCCACCCTCTGGCCGCTCCTTGGTCGTGACGACTGGGCTGGCCAGGACGCTTTTGGCGCGCCCGTGGCATTCGATTGCGATTACAGCGCCAAGGCCGAGCGTCGAGTCAATGCCCGCGGCGTGGAGTTCGTGACCCGCCAGCTGATCTACACCGAGTTCGCCCAGGCAAAGCAGGGCGACTTTGTGCTGATCGGGGAAAGCACCGCAACAGACCCTGTGGCTGCTGGTGCTCTTGAGATACGGGCCATCACACGCTACGCCGACACCTTCGACCGGGCGGCGGACGATTTTGAGATTGCGACCTGATCATGTCCAAACCACGCATCTCCAACACACTTCCCCAGTTCCTCGCCCAGGTGCAGGCAAAGGGCGCCAAAGGGATGACCCAGGCCCTGATCCTGGGTGCCTCGGAGGCGTCTGTCATGACCCCTATCGACACCTCCACGCTGCTGAACAGCCAGTATCGGCAGGTGGAGACCCAGGGCGCCAAGGTCTTGGGCCGCGTCGGGTACACGGCGGCCTATGCCATCCCTGTGCACGATCCCGCCCATATCCAGCGCTTTCGCAGGCCCAGTGCTGAGAAAGAGTTTCTGCGCAAGGGCTTTGACAACGCCGAGCCCAACATCCGCGCCGTGATCAAGGGCGCCATCAAAACATGAATCCAGTGCAGGAGCTACGCCAATTGCTACTGCCTGTCCTGGGCGGATGGCGGTTCCAGTTCGGACGGTGGACCGATGGCGGGAAGTCGGATCGCTATGCCGTGCTGCGGCCGATGGGCGGCCCGGGCGGCTCGCTGGTGCGTCGGCCGGCCTTCAGCTTGATGCTGATCGGTTCCGGTATCGACGCGGCGACTGTTGCCGACGACAAGGCGCAGGAAGTCATTGCGCTGCTCGCCAATGAATCCGGCTCCCTAGTATTTGCACAACCAGGGGAGCCCGTTTATTGGGCCACCGACGACGGGCGGGCAGTGGCCGAGCTTCCCATCAACACCATCATCAACCGATAAGGAGTTCGCCATGGGCGCTCACGTAGGACGCGACGTAAAGGTCGAATTTGCCCTCAAGGACGAGGCAACGGTACCGCAGGATGCCGATTACAAAATCCTGGGCATGATGCGCGCCAAGAGCATCAACACCTCCTGGGACACCGTGGACACCACGGCGGACAAGTCCCCGAACTTCACCAAAACCAGCTTGGTGACCTTCAAGAACGTCGAATTCTCCGGCGACGGCGTGAGCTATGACGACGAGGTCCACAACCAGGAGGCACTGGAGGCCCATGTGGTGAGCCCGCCCCAGGACACTGGCAAACAGCCCAAGGTCTGGCTCAGGGTCACGTATCCCAGCGGCAAGAAGTACACCGGGCCGTTCATTGTCTCGGCGTGGAGCAACGATAGCCCCTATGCCAACGAGGCAACCTGGAGCATCAGTGCGCAGAGCAACGGCGATGTGGTGCTCACGCTCCCGCCTGTGGGCCCCTGATGCTGATTGAGCACGGCTACTCCAGAGTCATCACTGCAGATGGCCTGGAGTTCACCTTCTGCCCCTCTTTTGCGCGTATCGCGGCCCTGGGCCGGCCCGGGGAGATCCTGCACACCTTCAAAGGTCTCTTCGGCAGCGATGCTCGCCTCAATGCCCGCTATGTGCTGGTCACGCTGTGCGAGCAGGAGGATGCGACGGGGTTGCTGGGCTGGCTCGATGCTGATGGCAATGATCACCCTGGATCCATGCCTGCCCAGGAGCAAATTTGCTTGGCTGCGCACCTGCTTCGCCATGGCATGGTAGGCACCGTCACCAAGGCCGAGGAGGGCGGCCGGCCAGTTTCGGAATTCAACGTCGCTGAGTACGTCGCGGCGGCCCGAGTGCACCTGCAGATGAACGCAGAGGACGCCGAAGCCCTCAGCATGAGCGAATTTCAGGCGCTTTTCGAGATGAAGTTCCCGGACGCCAAGAAGAAAAAGCGAGATGTTCCGACTCGCGAGGAATACCGAGCGGCCTTGGCAGCTATGTCCTAGCGAGGAATCTGCATCAAGTTTGCAGCGCTCCCTAGCATGCGTCCCAGAACCTTGGAGAGCATGCGATGGCTGAGAAAGTTGGGGAAATCTACTACGACGTGACGCTGGACCTGGATCAGATGATCAAGGATCAGCGCCGGGCCCAGCAGAACCTCGACAAGACCGCAGACAGCTTGCAGCGTCTGACCCCTCTCGCTGCTGCGGCGAAGGCTGCACTTTCCGGCCTGGCGGTGATGAAAATCATCGACATGGCCGACGAGTGGGGCCAATACGCAATCCGTATCAAGCAGGCAACTCAGAGCGCGGAAGAGTATGCCTATGTGCAGGACCGCATGCTGGCCTCTGCCAATGCCACGTTCCGCAGCATCCAGGAAACGCGCGAGAGCTTTATCCAGCTCTCCCCCGTGCTGCGCGAGATGGGTCTGTCGCTCAGCCAATCAATTGACGTGATCGACACCTTCAGCGGCCTGCTTGTCGTAAATGCGGCCAGCGCAGAGAAGTCCAAGACCGCTATGGAGGCCCTGGCCAAGTCCCTGCAGAAAGGCAAGGTCGATGCCGATGCCTGGATGAGCATCTATTCCACAGTCGACAGCGTTGTCGACATCATCGCGGCCAGCAGCAAAAAGAGCGCTACCGAGATCCGCAAGCTGGGCGCTGAAGGCAAGCTGGGGGTCGAGATGTTCGTCCAGGCTCTCGCGGACGGCTCCTCCAAAGTCGCTCAGCAGGTCAAGGAGATGCCCACGACAGTGAAGGATGCGATGCGCTCGGTGGCCAATGCGCTGAGCGAGTATGTCGGCCAGGCCAATCAGGCCTATGGAATCACGGCCACGATCTCCAGCGTGCTGCAAACCCTCGGGGAGAATTTCAACGCTGTGGCTGACGTGGCGCTGGTTGCTGTCACTGCAGGTCTGGCCCGGTATGTGGCCGGGGTCACCGTGGCCAGCGTTGCTACGGCTGCAAAGGCCGCAGCATCAATGCGGGCAGTGGTGGCAGAAGTTGCGCTGGCGGAAGCGCAGGTGGCAGAAACAGCCGCGTCGTTGGCTCAGGCGCGCGCGTTGAGCGGCGTAGCCATCAGCCATTCCCAGGTAACGGCTGCTGCTATGGCTCACGAGGCCGCGACCAAACGGCTTGCGGTGGCCCAGGCAGCGCTTGTCGCTTCCTCGGCGACTGTGGGCGCAGCCATCCGGGGCGTGTTGGCGTTCCTCACGGGACCGGCAGGCCTGGCAATCGCTGCTGGGGTGGCTGCTTTCGCCTTGATGGATTTCAAGGCAAAGGCTGATAAGACGGCCGCCGGCTTGGTGGACCTGCAGAAGCCCATCGACGATGTGATTGCGAAGTTCAAGGAGCTGAACAGCCTTCAGCGAGAACGCGTAATCAATCTGCAGGCGGCAGAGGTGAAGCAGCAGGCCGCGGAAGTGCGTGGGGCTTTCGAGGAAATGCTTTCGGCGTTTCAGGCCTCGATGGGTAGTAGCGGCCTGGAGGCGGCAAAGTTTCGGGCCGCATTCAAGCGAGAAATGTGGGCCGTGGCCAGCGATGCGTCACTGAGCAGTGGCCAGATGGCCGATGCAATGAAAGGGGTCATCGATCGCTGGGCCGATGGCATGGGCTGGTCTGAAAAACTTCGCTCCTCCATGATTACCCAGGCTGCGGCCTTCGTGGACCTGGATGGAAAGCAGCGAAAGTCGATCGCGACACATCGGGAACTGACTGCTGCAAACCTTGAACTGATAGGCGTTGTCAACCAAAGCGCTATCGCGGTTTCCAATGCCGCAAAAGGGACTGCCGAAGGCAACGCCGCAGCAGACAAGCAGATCGAATCGCTGAAGCGGCAGATTGCTCTTTTTGGCAAGGCCAGCACTGCCGCCGGCATCTATTACGACCTGGAGAACGGCGCTTTGAAGGAGGCCAGCACCGAGCGGCGCGCCGAAATGAAGTCGCTCGCGGACCAACTGGCCGCCCTGGAAAAGCGCAAGAAGGCTCAGGATTCGCTGAAGAGCGCAGAAAAATTCGATAGCAAGAGTTATTTGCTCGGTCTGAGTGCTGATGCCGTTGTGAGCGAGCTTGCGAAGATCGATGCGGAGGAACGCACGGCCCTGAGCAAACATCACAAGTTGCTCGAGGAGCGCAAGCTGAAAACCGAGGAGTACGAGCAAGGCATAACGCTCATTAAGGAGAAATATGCGATTCAGCGGGCGAAGCTGAATGAAGATGTCCTCGGCGGTTTCAGCAATGCGGCGCAGGAAGCTCAAAAGGCTCGTGACGATTTGACAAGGCAATCCCATGAGATGGGCAATGCTCTCAAGGAGTCCGTCATGACGCCGCTCGAGCGCATGAACGCAGAACTGGCGAAGTTCCGCAGCCTGTTGGCGTCAGAGGATATTGATGGCACCACCTTTGGTCGCCTGGTTGAGAAAGCCAAGAAGGAATATCAGGAAAACCTGAACCAGATGGATCAGTTCACGGTCCGATTCGCGCAGAACGTGCAGGACCAGCTGGGAGATACCATCTACGAGAGCCTAACGGGTAGCTTCAGCAACATCGGCAAGGCCTGGGGCCAGATGCTGCTGAAGATGGGCAGCCAAGCAGTGGCGGCCGATCTGGCTCGGACGCTCTTTGGCGGTGCTGTGGCCGGTGGTTCAGGGTCCGGTTTGTTCGGATCGGCAGTCAGCGCGATCGGCAACTTCCTGGGGCTCAGCGGCAAGCGTGAAAACGGTGGCAGGGTCGGTGCCGGCAAGATGTACGAGGTGAATGAGCGCGACGTGCCGGAATTGCTGACCGTCGGCAACAAGCAGCTGCTGATGATGGCCGGCCAGTCGGGCAACGTCACGCCGCTGGATGGCATGAACGTCGCATCGGTGCCTTCTCCGGAGGGCCGTGGCGGCGAGGGCGCTGCCGCTGCCCCCATCATCAACATGAAGTTCATCGGCGCGCCATCCGAGCCCGAGGTGCGGCAACGCAGCTCTGGCCCAGGGCAGTTCGATGTCGAAGTCATCTTCAAGCAGATCGATAACCGGATCGGCGAAGGAATCGCCAGCGGCTCCGGTGCGACATACCGTGCTCTTACTGGGCGCTTCCCGGGCCTTAAACACAGCTGACGCGCTCCCTAGCATGCCAGTGCATGGCATCGCTACCTGCATACGTTTCACTGCTCCATACGGGGCAGTCTGAATCCTTCGATCCCGCGATCATCCGCTCTGATATGGAGCGCGGGCTGGCAAAGCAGCGCGTGGGTAACAGCCGCGTGGTGCGCAAGCTCCAGGTGAGCTTGCTGTTCGAGACACGCGAAGATGCGTTGGCGTTCGAGGACTGGTACTTCAACACCATCAAGCGCGTCGGCTTCTTCGATGTGAAGCACCCGCTCACTGGGGCGGTGATGCCGATGCGTTTCGAGAACGCCAACATCGGCGAACTGACGCCTCTCACTGGCGGCTATCACATTGCTTCGCGCTCGGTCATCTTGGAGTACCTGCGATGACCGACTTCCGCACGCGCAACCAGCGCATCACCAACGACGTGGGCCATATCGAGCTGCTGGAGGTCGCCAACCCCAGCTTTTCCGAGCCCATGCGCATATGCAACGATGTGCAGGACTTCGTAAGCCAGGGCATCAGCTATATCGGCCTGCCCTTCGGCTTCACCTTGCCCGACGACACAACGGGTCAGGCGCCGCGCATGCGCTTGACGATGGACAACGTGGGCCGCGGCGTGAGCGACGAGCTGGAGCGCCGGCAGCCGGGCACCACGACCATGGCCAAGCTGATCGTGGTGGCCCGCGATATGCCGGATGTGCACGAGCACGTGTACTGGCTGCCCATGACCAGCGTGAGCATCAGCGGCGCCAGTGCCCAGGCCACGTGCAGCGTGGACGAGCTCATGCGCCGCGCGGCCTGCCTGCAGATCGCCAACCCGCACACGCTACCGGGGATTTTCTGATGCTGGACGCAACGCAGCTTGATCGTTTCGTCGGCATCCCCTACTGCCCGCGCCACATGGACTGCGCCGACCTGGCCCTGCTCGTGCAGCGCGAGCTGTTCTGCCGCGACGTGGTGCTGGCCGGCAAGCGCGCCCGGCCGCTGCAGGCAGACGCCCAGGCCGCGGCCATTGCTGCGTACTGCAGCGAGCTGGGCACGCGCACCGAGCTGCCGCAGGACGGCGATGCCGTGCTGATGCGCGACAGCGGCGTCCCCATGGCCGGGCACATCGGCACCTATTTCTTCATCAACTACGCGCCCCACGTGCTGCACACCTCCCATGCCCTGGGCGGCTCGCGGCTGCACCGGGTGCAGGACTTGCGGGGCTTCGGCCTGACGGTCGAGGGCTACTACCAATGGAAGTGACACGCGCAGAAATCGACGCCATCTATGACGCCGCGGGGCGCCTGGTCGTCACGCCCAATGCGCTGACGCTGGAAGGCCAGCGCAATGTGCCGGCCGATCTGCACCCCGGCGAGACCCTGGCCGCCTTCCTGGCGCGCCATGTGCCCGGCATCGAGTCCGGCGGCTGGACCGTGATGATCGGCGGCGCCGTGGTGCCGCAGGCCATGTGGGCACGCACCTATCCCAAGCACGGCCAGCTGATCGCCTGCCGGGCCCTGCCGCGGCGCTCGGCCCTGCAGCTGGTGGCCATTGCCGCGCTCACGTACTTTTCCGGTGGCATCGCGTCCTCGCTGTACGGCGCCGCCGGCGGCACGTATGTGTCCGCGGCCGCAGGCACATGGATTTCCGCGATCCAGACCGGCGTGTTTGTCGCCGGCTCCATGCTCATCAACAAGGTGCTGGGGCCCAAAGTCACGGCGCCGCAGGCTCTGTCGCAAAAGCAGATCTGGAGCCTGAGCGATCAGCGCAACGCGCCGCGGCCCTATGAGCCTTTCCCCGTGCTGTGGGGAGAGATGCGCGTCACGCCCGACCTGGCCAGCAAGCCCTACGGCTGGTACGAGGGCGAGTACCAGTACCTGAGCACCATCTTGCTGGGCGGCATCAACGTGCATGAGGCGTTCGACCTGGCCATCGGCGACACGCCCATCGGCAGCTACAGCGATGTGGCGCTGTATTTCAACGGCTTTCCGGGTATGGCCAGCCAGGATGTGCCGCTGTACAGCAATGTGGATTCCATCCCCGGCGGCGAATTCGTCAACGGCGGCGACTGGATCACGCGCACGGGCTCGGCGGGCGCCGGCGCGCTGCAGTTGGACATCGAGGGTCAGTTGTACGACGTGGACGGCAAAGGCAACATCGGCCCCAACAGCGTGGACCTGACCATCGAGCATCGCCTCGTGGGTTCGTCGGCCTGGCAGCCGCTGCTGGCCACCACGCTGGTCAACGCCAGCAGCGATGCGCTGCGCCGCACGTTCTCGTTCGACGTGGCCCCGGGCCAGTACGAGGTGCGCGCCAAGCTGAGCGTGCCCCGCTGGAATGACGGCGGATCGGCCGATGCCTGCAAATTCGCGTGGGTGGCGCTCAAGAGCGTGCAGGCCGACACCGCCGACTACAGCCAGTGGGGCCGCATCGGCATCAAGATCCGTGCCTCCGGCCAGCTCAATGGTGCCCTGGACACCGTGCGCGCCACCTACCGGGCCAAGCCCATGCCGATCTGGACCGGCACCGAGTGGGCCACGGCCACCACGCGGGCCAACGGCCTGTCCAACCCCGGCGCCATCCTGCTGCAGACGCTGCGCGGCATCTGGGTGCATGACAAGCAGGGGCGCCGCATCCTGCAGTTTGGCTTCGGGCTGAGCGACGAGCAGATCGACATCGAGGGCCTCAAGGCCTTCATGCTCCACTGCACGGCGCGCGGCTATACCTACGACAAGTGGATCACCAGCAATATGTCGCTGGGCGCCTTCTGCGAGGAGGTGGCCCTGGCCGGCATGGGTCAATTCACGTGGACCGACGGCAGCCGGCCCACGGCCTCGTTTGTGACCAACGGCCAGCCCAACAGCGCCGTGGTCAACATGGCCAACATGCTCAAGGGCGGCTTTGCCGTCGACTACGCGCTCAGCAATGCGGCCGATGGCATCGAGTACCAATGGCTCAGCCGCGACACGTGGGAGATGACCACGCTGCGCGTGGAGGCCCCGGGCGTCACGACCATGCTCAACCCCGCGCGCATCACCGGCGAGGGCATCACGAGCGAGGCCCATGCCGCCGTGATGGCGCGCTACCACTTGGCGCAGAGCCTGTACCAGTACAAGACCATCCACTACACGGCCGATATCGAGCACCTCGACTATCGCCGCCTGTCCGTGCTGTCCGTCAGCCACGATCTGACGCAGTGGGGTTTCGGTGGCCGGCTGATCGCCGCTGAGCGCGTGGGCGGCCAGGTGCGGCTGACGCTGGACGAGCCCGTGCCGCCGCTGGCCACGCCCTATATTGGCCTGCGCGTGCCCGGCGGGCGCGACTACCGTGTGTGGCCCGTGCAGCCGCTGGCGGCCGAGTCCGACGTGCTCACCCTGGTGGGCGCCTGGCCGGCGGATCTCGATTTTCCCGGGGAAGGACTCGACAACCCGGCGCATGACACGCTTTGGTGCTACGACTTCAAGAGCACGCCCGGCTATCGCGTGCGCGTGACCGGTATCGATCCTGAGTCGGACCTCAAGGGTGCCCGCGTGACGGCCGTGCCCGAGGGCCCGGAATTCTGGGACTACGTGCTCAACGGCAACTATGTGCCCGCGCCCAACCAGAGCAGCATTCCGCAGCTGGGCCGGCCTACGGCCAAGAACCTGCGCGTGTCCGAGAAGGTCAACCTGCAGGGCGACACGGAATGGTATGAGCTGTCCTGCCTGTGGGACGTGGAGGGCGACTACGACCATGCCCAGGTCTGGGCCGGCCGTGACGGGTCCGAGCTGCGCCTGGTCGACGGCAACGCCGTGGGCAGCCGCAGCACCTTCCGGATCGACGGGGCTGGGGAGTGGCTGATCGAGGTGCGGCCCTTCAACCCCGGAGGACAGGCCGGCCATGCGGCCCAGCTGCTGTACATCACGACGATGACACAGCTGCCGCCGCGCAATCCCGGCACGTTCGTGGTGCAGCAGGTGGACGGCGGCCTGCGCCGCTTTGCCTGGCTGTACAACGACGGCCGGCCCGCGGCCCTGGCCGGCGTGCAGATCCGCTACGTGCCCGGCGATGTGCCCCTCAACGTGACCATGTGGGACAACATGCAGCCCCTGGGCCAGGCCGATGACGTGTATGCGGCCCAGTTTGAAACCACGAAGCCGGATGCCGGGCAGTGGACGTTTGGCCTTCGCGCCATCGACACGGCCGGCCAGCTGGCCAACGGCATCGTCCGCTATGTGGCCGTGCTGGACAAGGTTTTCGACAACATCGAGCAGCCCGACCTCACGCCGCCGCCCACGCCCACGGGCTTTTCTGTCTCCTCGGCGCTGTCCACCGCGCTGCTGCAGACCGATGCCCCGAACTATGTGGAGGGCCACGGCCCCGACGTGACGGTGTTTTACGTGGCCGAGGTGACGGCGGCTCTGCCTGATCCCGCCTTTGCGGATGCCGTGGTGGCTCTGGAGCAGCCGGGCCACATCGGCTCCACCGCCGTCACCCTGGGCAAGACCTACCGCTGGTGGGCGAAGTGGAAAAGCAAAGACGGCGTGGTCTCTGCGAATCCAACGGCACCGATCGACACCACCATCGGCAAGATCGGCAACGCCGACCTGGGCCCGCTGATCGTCGAGGCTGGCAACCTTGCGGATAACTCTGTAAGTGCTAGCAAGATTGCCGCGCAGGCTATCGATTCGACGAAGTTCGCCAATGGCATCGAGCCGGTGACCATTGTCAGCGGCCCGACCTTACCTACGACAAAGTCCACGAACAATATAACGTTCCAGGGTCAGCTGTATACGTGGAATCCTGTTACGAATAAGTATGAGACTACAGAGTTTAATGGTTTGATTGGCGGTGCGAATCTGGTAAAGAACGCGGCGCTTATTCCAGATGCTACGGGCATGCTTCCGCCTCCGTGGGGCCTCTATAACAACGCGGGCGACGGCTCAAGTGGCTATGTCGTAGTGGCAGGACGTTACCCTAACCGCCGATTGGTGAAGGTTACCAGCAGGACTCCTGTTGCGTACACCATTGGCCTATACCAGACTCCTCTGATATATCTTGACAAGTGGCGCGCAGGTCAAAAATATGTAATATCGTTTAGAGCGAAGACACCGACGCCTACCCTGCTTACGGGCGTTAACCTTGCATGGAATTATGGCCCGTCTTCTATAACATGGTTGACTTCGCAGAATCTGACTGTGCAGGAGACTCTCTATAAGGCTGAAGTAGTATTTGCTGCTGATGCCTTAGCAGAGCTGTTCATTACAGGGACTAATCCGACAAGCGTTATTCCTGCTAATGCTGAAATATGGATTACCGAGCCTCAGGTCGAGGAAGGCGATGTAGCCACGGCTTGGGCACCGAACCCTATTGACATCCAGCCCGGGTCTATCACTTCGGTAGAGATTGCGGATAACTCCATTACCGCCCCTAAAATCGTTGCAGAAGCCATTACTGCTGGCAAGATCGCTGCCAATGCCGTCAGCGCCTACAACCTGCAGGCAAATGCGGTCACGGCAGGCAAGATCGCTGCAGACGCAGTGATTGCGGGGACGATTGCGGCTGGAGCTATCAATGCGCGGGAGATTGCGGCCCGAGCTATCACGACTGAAAAGCTGCTCGTCACGGCTCGTGGCTCTGCGCTGAATGCTGACCCACAACTGGAGGATGTAGCTAATGCCTGGACTATAGACGGTGGCGGGGTAACGCTGGCGTCCGGCGCTGGGGGCAATGCTGCAGGTTCGCGTTGGTTTCAAGCAGGGCCGACTGCTGCTGACAGTAAGGTCTGGGCCCAATCTGTACTTATCGATCCGACACGGACGTACAGGCTGTCTGCGAATCTTTATGCAGACCTTGGCAATGACCGGAACATGTACATCTTTGTGCAGTTCTACGACGATGCCGGTGCTTCAATCCCTACGAATGGCTGGGGCGGAGCTTTATCTGGCTATGTTTATGGCGGTCAACCGCCTGCTGGGGGTTGGTCTCGTCAAGGTGGTCAGTTTGGGGCGGGCGTACCAGGAAAAGCGATTCCTGCCAATGCTCGTCATGTGCGCGTTGGAGTTTGGTTTCAATACACAGGCATCGGGACAAGTGCTGTCTATCAAGGTGCTCAAGACATCCGCCTTGAGATTGCGGCTGAAGCGAATCTGATCGTCGATGGGGCCATCACGGCCGACAAGATCGCTGTCGGCGCCATCGCCGTGGGCACGGCAGCCATCCAGAACGGCGCCATCGTCAACGCGATGATCGGAAACGCCGCCATCGACAACGCGAAGATCGCCAACGTGAGCGCGGCCAAGCTGACTGCTGGCAACCTGGCCGTGGGCTCTTACATCAACTCGTCCAACTATGTTCCGGGGTCGGCGGGCTGGAGCATCAATGCCAACGGCCAAGCCGAGTTTTCCGGCGTGATCGTGCGCGGCGCCGTGTATGCAAACTCCGGCAATCTGGGCGGCATCACGATCAACGGTAATGGCCTCAATGCAGGAGGGTATAGCGGTTACAACTGGCCGCCGGCCGGACAAAGTGGATTTCATCTCGGGCCGAATGGCTTGCTGCTGGGTAATTACAACAACGGCAGATATATTGAGATCAATGCCATCGGAAATATCTATGCGCCTGGGTTCAGGATTGAGAACGGGAATGCATATTTCAGCGGCAGTCTGTCTGGTGCCTCCGGCACATTCAGCGGCACGCTGACTGCGCAGAATATCGTCACAACTGGGAATCTTCAATATAACGCCGCAACGGTGCCGTTATTTGTGCAGGCGGATAACCAGATCAGCCCTGGATCGAATCCATTTATCTCTCTTGGCATTCCTGCATTTGACGGAGCTAGTCAATGCGCGATTGACTTCGGATTTACCTACCAAGCCAGTGCAAACGGCAGTGTGGCTGTTTATGTCGTGCTGCATATTGACGGAGCAGAAGTCTGGAGGACTATCACAACATATGGCGATCCAAGTATGCCATTTAAGTTTTTTAACTTTTCCTGGTTGTTCCATGGAAATGGCAGCGCTCGGAATATCAATCTTTATCTGATCAATGCGGATAACGTCAGAAGTCGATTTATGCGGGCCACGATTTTCAAGAGGTAATTATGAGATACGCAATATGCAAAACAGGTGAGGCGGCGATATTTCAGATTATGGAGGTGCCGGAGGCTTTCGTGAACGATTGCACACCGATTGGATTCGTTGCGTATCCAGTTGGACAGGATGTTTCAGACGCCACCCACATCATCATTGACGGTAAACCGGTACTTAAACCATAGGAGTAAATATATATGCCGATTATCAAAACCATTTCCACGGGCAACGGCATCACCGGCGCCGCGCGCATCGAGCTGGCCAAGCTGCTGCGCCACATCCCTGGCACGGACCTGTCGGCTCCCGCCGGCCTGGAAGTACAGGTCAATCTGTACCCGACCCTGGCCGATGCCCGCGCCGGCACGGGCCTGCTGTGGCAGCTGTACCCGACGCTGCCTGTCAGTGCCTACGACCCGGCGGACCCCTTTGGCAGCCTCGAGCGAGCGCTGATCGACACCCAGGGCGGCGACTTCTTCGGCGGCAGCTACGCCCCGGAAGAGGTTGTCACCACGCTGGACATGGCAAAGGCCAGCAAGTGGGCCGAGATCAAGGCGATCCGCGACCAGCTGGAATGCGGCGGCTTCAACCTCGCCGGCGTGGGCCGCTTTGACTCGGACGCCGAGAGCCGTGCGCGCATCGTCGGCGCGGCCATGGCCGGCAAGATCGCCCGCGATGCCGGCCAGCCCTATGCCATCCACTGGACCCTGGCCGACAACACCACCGTCGAGCTGGATGCGGACGGGATCATCAATGTGGGCTTTGCGCTGCTGGCCCACGTCGATGGCATCCACCAGCGCTCCCGCGCGCTGTATGCGCAGATCCAGGCCGCCGAGACCCCTGAGGCCGTGGCCGTCATCAGCTGGGCGCCGCCGGCTGAGCCCGAGCAACCCGCCCAAGCCTGACCCCATCACTATCAAGAAAGGAAACCACCATGAACACCGAAATCCATCCCCGCCTGAATGAAGTCCTGCAGAGCAACGTCGGCAACAAGCTCACGCCCGAGCTGTCCGCCGGCATCGTGGGCACGCTGCAGCAACTGATGAACACCATCGCGCAGGAGGCCTATGTCGCGGGCCAGGAGGCCGAGCGCAAGCGAGCAGATGAAGCAGCAGCAGCGCAGGAAGCGGCCGTGGTGACGGACGTTGAAGCCAAGGCGGCCTGACATGGACTGGACGCCTGCACTTCACGCGCTGATCGCGCTGCTGGCCCAGCTGCTCGTCGGCCTGCTGTCCGGCAACTGGTGGCTGGGTGGCGCGCTAGCTTGCAGCTGGTGGGCCGCGCGCGAGCACACCCAGGCCGAGTACCGCTACATCCACGCCTTTGCCTGCGGCAAGCGTGAGCGCATGCCCTGGTGGGGTGGCTTTTACTGGAGGTGCTGGGATTGGCCCAGCGTCCTCGATGCGGCGGCGCCTGCCGCTGCCTGCCTGATCTTTTACTTCGCGGCGACTTGCATCGAGTAGCCATTTGCGTGAGGCCTCCCTCCCTAGCATCCCTGAGCTATGTCCACAGTCGGCATGCAAGTCCGCTGTGGTGCTCAGAAGCAAAGGGAGTTGAGAGTGAGCAATACAGCGGAAAACATAGCAGTCGTTGGAGGTAAAGCCGCCACCTATGGCGGTGCGGCCGGGGCCGTGGTGAGCGGCCTCTCGATCTCGGAATGGGGTGTGGTCGGCGGCCTGCTGATCGCCGTGCTGGGGTGGGTCTGCACGCAATACTGGTCCTGGCGCCGCGATCAGCGCGAGGAGCGAGAGTCGGCCGCCCGGCTCGAGATGAAGTTTGGCGCGCACTGGGAGGACCGTTGCGATGGCTGATCCTGTGCCCACGAAACCCAGCATCCCGGCCGCTTTGGCCAGGAAGGGCGCAATCCCGGCCGCGCTGCTGGCTGCGCTCACATCCCCTCTGGCCTTCTCGACGCTGGAGCGCCTGGAGGGCAACATCCTCGAGGTGTACCGCGACAAGCTGGCCAACGGTATCCCGACGTACTGCGCGGGCCGCACGGACTGGAGCGCCAAGCCCGGTACCAAGCTGACCAGCGACCAGTGCCGGGAAGTCAACAAGGCCACGCTGCTGGAATACGGCTACACCATCCTGAGCTGCGTGAACTGGGACTACCTGACCGCGCGCCGCCTGATCGGCCTGACGATGTTCGCCATCAACGTGGGTAAGAAGGGCGCCTGCGCCTCCCAGGCCGTGCGCCAGATAAACGCAGGGAATGTGCTGGCCGGCTGTGACCTGATCGCGCACACGCCCAGCGGGGCGCCGAACTGGTCGTATGCCAACGGCGTGTATGTGCAGGGATTGCAGAACCGCCGCCAAGCCGAGCGGGCCCTGTGCCGGGAGCAGGGCGCATGATGGGGCCGAAGGTGCTGCCCGCCATGGGCCTGGCCCTACTGGCCAGCCTGGCCGGCAATGTGATGCTGGCGCGGGCCTACCTGGGCCAGCGTGACGCCGCAGCTGCCGCGGCTGAGCGAGTGACGAGCGTGAAGGGGGAGCGGGATGGTGCGCGATCGCTGGCAAACGCCTGCAGCGATGCCGTCCAAGACCTGCGCGAGCAAGCGGAGAAGCGCAAGAGCGAAGCCGACGCTGCCCGATCCCTGGCCGCCGGCAGGGCGCGCGACCATGAGCGGCGGGCCGACGAGATCCTGGCCACGGCGCCCGCGGTGCCGGGTGACGCATGCGCGAGCGCGCAGCACCAGGTGGATAGTTGGCTGCAGCGGAGGGCACGACCATGAAAGCCGTGTTGCTGATCGCTTTGCTGGCCCTGGCCGGCTGCCAGAGCGCTCCTGTACGTGTCGAGCTGCAGCGGGTCAATGTGCCGATCCCGGTGGCCTGCGCTGAACCCATTCCCGTGCGGCCGGTAATGCCGACCGACCAACTCGAGCCTGGGGTGGCGCTGGACCAGTTCGTGCGCGCGGCACAGGCGGAGATTGAGCGCCGCGAGGGCTACGAAACCCAGCTGCGGGCGGCCCTCGAAAACTGTCGGCGGTCAGTCGAAGAGCCGATCTGATTTCTCAATATCGTCGCGAGCACGCAGTTTTCAGCGCATCATCTTGATGAGAGGCCGTAAACCTGTATATCGGCCGTTTGGTGGATGTGTCTCCTGGTCCTGTCTGCGATCATGAGGTTGCGTTCCCCACCATCCCCAGCCAGTGATCACTGAAGGAAATGCCGGAAATGATTCGCAGCAAATTTAGAGTTTCACTGGCTGTGTGCGCTGCAATTTCGTGCATAGCGGGGATTGTGTTTGACGTCCTGAGCCGCCATGCAAATATTGAGCTCTGGATGGTCGCAGCACTTTTGCTGCTCCTAAGCAGTATGGTGCTAATTGTTCTGGGGCAGGAGTAATTCTGCGGCGTTACGTTGCGCCTGCCGCCGGTGGGCTTTCTTCATTTCAGCAGGTGCAATCCAGTACGGCGCACAAAGTCCTCGTAGCTCATCGGTGGGCTTGCGCGTTCGTCGGCCGCGTTACGCTGCACATGCACCCAGCTGCGGCCTGTCGTCGCGTCATAGACCAGCTTGAAGAAGTGGCTCGGGACACGGACTCGGTTCTGGCCGATGACTTCCTTCACTCCCTCAAACAAGGGGCCAGTGATAACGAACACATCGCCCCGCGCCCGCTCGATGTAGCGCCGCGTGTCTTTTTCAATCCGGGACCATGCGCCGCCGTTGTGCTTTGGGTCTTGCGGGGCCATGTTCGCCAAACTGAAGCTCTGGGCCTTGCCCTCGGGCGTGCTCATATCGCCGGCCGGCGCCATGTGGCCGCGCGAGTAGCCTGAGTGCTTGTAGTCCTCGAGCTCGGCCCGCTCGGCACGCGGCAGCCGCGCCTCAGCATAGAAGCGGTCGCGGCGCTTGAGTTCGCGGCCCTCCTGCAGCATCTGGGCGTTGAGGCGCTGGGCGACGAACACGGGCGTCTTTGTCTGGCCACTGTGCAGCACCGCGAACTCGCTGAAGCACAGTTCACGCTGGTGGGGCTGAGCCGGAATGACCGGCGCGCGGCCGCCTGGAAAAAACTGCGGGCAGTCCGCAAATCCGCTGGCGCTGGCAAGCAGGGGTAGGGCGGCCAGCAGCAGGGCGCCCAGATTTCGGGAGAGTCGTGACATGGAACGGCTACGGCAGCTCAATGGTGGTGAGGTCGATCACCTCGCCGTCGATGCCGATCATCTCGCCCTTCGTGGTTTCATCGATCTCCACAGGCACGCCCCACATCTCTCCCGGGGTGCGCATTGAGTTCATTTTGTCGAGCTGCCGGGCTTGGTCGCCAGGTAGGCGGATCAATTTGGGGTATTTGTTGGAGTGCTTGCGCCAGTGCTGCATGAACGCATGCGTGACGCGCTGGTGGACGGTTGCGATGGGGGATTTCTCGGTATCTGCCATGGCGGGCATTGTCGCGCAGTCAGAAGGGCGCGGGAGAGCGCACGACCTCTGCCGGGCCGGGCCCGAAATAGACGACCCCCTCTGGGAATGCCTCTACAAGCACCCAGCCCCCGGACATGGGCTCCACGGCATAGCCGTCCGGGTTCCCGGGCAACACGCGTTCACGCGGCAATCCGTACCGGCCCGGCGTCCGGAGCAGGGTCGGGTGTAGTGGGGTCAAAGGGTGAGCTCGCATCTCCACTCCTGTGCATACCATGCGCCACCCACGAATTCGAGCCCGGAAAATTTCATTGTGCCGACAAAAATCGAGATGAGCTTAGGCTCAAAGAGCTGCTGGCCGGAAGCCCCCAGCAGTTGCAGAACGGGCACGGTGCGCGGTTCGTCGGGTGATATGCGCAAATGCGTTAATTCCAGCTCGCCGACGGCTCGCATTGTTGGACGGTCAGGGACGCTGAGCCGGCCTCCTGAGCGCAGCAGCGTCACATGGGCTTTCATGGCAGCGCATCCTCGGCGATCCACCGCTTAAGCATGCCGATTGGATCTGGGCTAAGTGCGTGAAGTTTTGCGGGACAGTCAGCGAGAAGCTGTGCATGAAACATCCGGACAGCTGTATCGAACGTCGGCATATCACCCTGATCGGCCCGATCTTCAGACCACCTCAACCAGCGCGCCAGAAACTCGTCTTTCACGCTTGACGCATCGAGCTTGCCAATGACTTCAGCGTAGGTGGGGCACCAGAAATACTGCTGCCTCACCTTCCTCTGCGTGTAATTGCGCCGCTCGAATCGTAGGCGCACCCGTCCCATCATCAGCGCGTCCACCTCGACTTCGATGGGCCCGGCCACGGTATCGGCCGGTGGGAGCGTTTTCCCGGCGACTGCAATCTCGACGCCGGTGATGCGGCCAAGGCAGCCGTTTGTCGATTCCTGCATTTCATCACCTCGCAAAAACACTGTGTATTTATACAGCATATTGCGGGCGTGTGTTGTTAGTATGTGCTCATGTGCAATCGCTATAACACGCCCACGGAGACGGAGATCGAGCGCCATTTCAGGATCGGGCGGCAGTCGCCTAATCGCTGGTGGACTGATGAGCGCATTGACATCTTCCCGCGCGCGCAGGGGCCTTTCATCCGGCGCACCCACGACGATCCCGGCTACAGCCGCGAGCCGGTGGTAGGGCAGTGGGGGCTGATACCGTGGTTCGCGACGGAGAGGGCGCTCAAGTACTCTACGAACAACGCCCGCTCCGAAGAGTTGGAAAGCAAGGCCAGCTACAAAACGCCATGGGCGCGTGGCCAGCGCTGCATCATTCCCGCGTGGACCTTCGACGAGCCCAATTGGGAATCAGGGAAAAACGTATGGTGGAGGTTTGCCCGCAAAGATGGTGAGCCGTGGGCGCTGGCGGGCTTGTGGAATCGCTGGAAAGACCCAGGAAGCGGCGAGATCGTGGAGAGCTACACGATGCTGACGATCAACGCCGATGCGCACCCGCTCATGTCCCGCATGCACAAGCCTGACCCGAAGCTTCCATCGGGAAAGCAGGACAAGCGCAGCGTGATTCCGATCGAGATGGAGGATATCGATCAGTGGCTTGCCGGGACGCAAAAGGAGGCCTCCGAACTCCTTCGGCTGGCTCCGGTCAGCGTGTTTGACGCTGCTCCCGTGTGAGCTTGCGCCAGTCCCAGGGCGCAACTGGCTCAGGGTCTTGCCACAGGCCGACGCGACGGGCCCGGGCCTCTTGCTCTGCAAACTCGTACTGCCCACGCTCTTGGGCTGACTGCTCGCGGGCGTAGGCGCGGTACCACCAGACCATGCCCTTGGACACCATGGCCAGGCCCACGTCCAGCGTCTTCGCCGGCCCGGTGGCCTCGTCGGGCTTCACCCAGACGCTGCAGACATGGCGCTTGTAGCGATCGAGCTTGTTGCAGCGCAGCACGGCGTCTTTCTGGAATGCCAGCTCCGCCAGTGCCTGCCGTGCTCGCTCCCCGAAGGGCTGCCGGCGTTCCGGTGCGTCGATGCCCTGCAGTCGGATCTTGACCTGTTCATATTCGCCCGGCTGGCCGCAGCGGGCCGTCAGGGTGTCACCATCGGAGATGCCGACGACGAGGCAGATGAGGGTTGTTGCGAGCATGGAGGAAGTCTATCCAGGCCGCGGAGTGGGGGGGAAAAAAGAGGGGTGCGAACTCTCAGGCGTTAGAAAGTTCGGAATTGGTTAGAAAAAGGGCTTACGCAATTTCTCACGTAAGCCCTTATCTTTTATGGTCGGAGCGGCGGGATTCGAACTCGCGACCCTCTGCTCCCAAAGCAGATGCGCTACCAGGCTGCGCTACGCTCCGTAAGCTGGCATTCTAGCCCGGAAACAGGCGTGCTTTTGGGAAAGCGCGCTTTTTTTATGCCGTTGCCGGGCTTTTGCGGTCTCAGCGCGAACCGCCCGAGGGGGCCGGGCCGCGGTTGGCCAGATGGCGGAAGGTAATGCGGCCCTTGGTCAGGTCGTAGGGCGACATTTCCAGCGACACCTTGTCGCCAGCCAGAATGCGGATGTGGTGCTTGCGCATCTTGCCGCCGGTGTAGGCGATCAGCTGGTGACCGTTGTCCAGCGTGACGCGAAAGCGCGAGTCGGGCAAGACTTCCGTGACGGAGCCTTGCATTTCAATCAGTTCTTCCTTGGCCATATGTTCAATCTCTCAGGTAAGTCGTCAGCGGCGCTCGTTCGTCAGGTCCACGGTGCATGGCCTGGAACGTGGGCAGCAAGCTCACGCGGCTACTGGTGGATGTGCTGCGCTCAACCGCGCAGACCGAACAAAAGGCCGATATCAATCACAGAAGGGACACGAAAAACAGCGTGCACCTCAGCCCGTCGATTGTAACCCGCCGGTTTTCCCCTTGTGCGCTGCAGCAGGATATACCGTAG